GCCTTTAGCGCTTAGTTCCTCAGGGGTCATGCTATAAAGAGTAAATTTTTCAGACATGATATTCATGGGCGCGCCAGTTAATGAATACCCATTCGGTTCTCCACCAACATGCCTTAACGCCTTCTCACTCTGAGCTTTCAATTGTGGATGATAATGTTTCAATATATCATCTCCTCCAGAAAGAACCTTGTATTGCTGCTTAATGAGTAAAAGCGACGGGACATTCGTAATATTAGGTGGTAGCAAGACACTATTGCCATTTTCCAAAACAACAAAAGTTTGATTCGTAACTGGATCCCTCTTTCTTTTATCAATATTAACAAAACTAATTTTATCCGACATGTTCGCTTTTGCTAAAGTTTGGACTAGTTTTTGAGAATGTTTACAAAAATTGCTATAATATAAAACATCCATGTTCTTATATTATAGGTAAAAATAGCGTTTTCGTATATTTTACGAAAAGAAACCTAATTCATGGCTCCCGAACACATGGAATATAAGAGTCGGTTCACAAAATAACTTACTAATAAGTTAAACGATCCTAACGTTAAAGTTCCGTAATACTCCACACCTTTTCCTTGCTTGATACCATAAAAGATAGCGGGAAGAATAGCAATAACAAGTGAGATTAGGGAGAATACTGAAAGAAAATAGAACCAAATGCAATAGTCTTTTCCTAAAGGACCAAATAGCGAATCCATAATGTTAGACATTTTATATAATATACAACAGAAAAAGAATTTATAAAGTATAAAATATTATACAACAACTATATATATATGGATTCCTCGAATCATTCACGCATGATGTGGAATATTATTGATACTTACTTCAAAGACAATCCACAAAGTTTAGTAAGACATCATATTGATTCGTATAATGATTTTTTTAGTAAAGGCATCTTTCAGCTTTTTAAAGAGAAAAATCCTATGAGCATTCATGTAAACGATGAAAACGGTAATCCTATTCGTCAATGTATCATGTATTTTGGTGGTAAGGATGGGTCTCGTATCAAGTTCGGCAAACCTATCATTTACGATGATAATCATAGTCATTTTATGTATCCTAATGAAGCGCGTTTAAGGAATATGACATATGGAATGACGATTCATTACGATATTGAGATTGAATTCATAGATCAATTGGCTGAAGGAGAGATGCCAAAACTAGTGGGACTTGGAGCTACTACTCCTACGGAGTCAAGAGAAGAAGGAAAAGATAAAGGATCTAAAAAAAAGAGAAGAAATAAGAGTGATCTAGCATTACCTACTATAGATGAACTTGACCTATCACCCAATGATGTTGCACGTATTAAAGAGGCTACTGTAAAATCTATGATTCACTCTACTACTCAGAAAAGATCAAGAGTATTAGAGGACATTTATTTAGGCAAATTTCCTATTATGGTTCAATCCGAATTTTGTATATTACATGGCCTCCCAAAAGAGGTGAGACATACCATGGGTGAATGTCTCAATGATGTGGGTGGATATTTTATAATCGATGGTAAGGAGAAAACCGTAGTATCTCAGGAAAAATTCGGCGACAACATGCTCTATATACGCGAGGTTTCGGATGACACCTATTTGTTCTCTGCTGAAATAAGATCCGTTTCCGAAAATGTATCCAAACCAATACGCACCCTCTCTGTAAAGATTTTAGCACCCACCAAAAAGTTCGTCAATTCTAGACAAATTGTAGTGTCTATTCCCAATGTCCGAAAACCTATCCCTCTTTTTATCGTGTTTCGCGCGCTCGGTATCATTTCTGACAAGAAAATCATTGAAACTTGCCTGCTCGATTTAGATAAAAATACGGGAATGATTGATTTATTCGAATCTTCCGTCCATGATGCTGGAGGTATCATGAATCAACGAAATGCTCTTCGATATATTGCACTTCTGACAAAAGGTGGTGTAAAACATACGGATTTGGAGTTTCGTGCGTTTACCATCCTTACCGATTATTTTCTACCTCATGTAGGGGAGGTCAATTTTATACAAAAAGCATATTTCTTAGGTTATATGACATATCGACTATTATCTGTTAGCTCTGGTATAGAGCTACCAACCGATCGCGATAACTTCAAGTATAAACGTATCGAACTCGTGGGTAGCCTAATGCATGATTTATTTCGTGAATATTATACAATTCAACAGAAATTTGTTCAGCTTGAATTCGAAAAGAAAAAGTATTATAATGCAGCCACATATAACGATGATTTAGAGTTTCTCATTATGGATAATTACAAGGCCATATTAAGTGAGCGTCATGTAGAAGCGGGATTTAAAAAGGCGTTTAAGGGTAATTGGGGTGCTTATACACATACGAAGCGCGTTGGGGTCATTCAAGACTTGAATCGTCTATCGCATAACTCCATGTTAAGTCATTTGAGAAAAACGAACTTACCCCTTGATGCAAGTGTAAAGTTAGTGGGACCTCGCGTTCTACATAGTTCACAATGGGGTTTCTTCGATCCTATTGATACCCCTGATGGTGGTAACATTGGTATTCATAAGCATCTCTCTATTATGACGTATATTACCCGTGGCGTTTCCAGAGAACCTATGATTCAATGGCTGAGAGAAAAGTTGGATATGAAATTGCTGGAAGAATGCGGTCCTCTTATCCTGTCTACTATGACCAAAGTAATGGTAAATGGATATTGGGCCGGATCTATTATTGCATCTAGTGACAAGGACGGCGAAAATAATATTCTAGATGTGATCGAAACCATAAAATTATATCGAAGAAATGGACTTATTCCTATTTATATCAGCGTTTCGTTCCATATACAATCAAATACGATCATTATTTATACTGACGGAGGTCGTGTTTGTAGACCCGTATTTTATAAGAATATGGAAACAGGTCTTATGTCTTATGATACAGCGAAGACGGTAGAAAGATTATCTAATCCTTCTTTGTCTTGGGAACACCTGATCTCTGGTTTTCATGAAAAGAAGATTTCTAATTTCGATCCGAATGCTTATAAATTTTACGAATTAAATGAATTATATGACAATACAGTGATCGGTCGTATCGATTCGCCGACACAACTAAGGAAGTTTAAGGAGGATAATGCGATCATTGATTATATCGATCCTAATGAAACGGAAGATGCATTGATAGCAATCAATACTGAAGCCATGGGATTAACCAGTGAGCCAAGTCCTTCACCAGCTGCTGCTGCTGCTGGTGCTGGTGGTGCTGGTGGTGCTGGTGGTGCTGGTGGTGCTGGTGGTGCTGGTCCTTCGTCACCTAGTAGCAGAAGGAAAAGAGGGAAGAACACATTTTTCACGCATATGGAGATTCATGAATCATTAACATTAGGTATGATGGGTAATCTCATTAGTTTTCCCGAGAACAACCCTGTTGTAAGAAATTCATTCTCTTGTGGACAGAGTAAACAAGCATGTTCCATGTATCACACAAACCATCAAGTGCGCATGGATAAAACAGCGGTAGTCTTGGCTTCAGGGCAAACACCCTTGATTAAAACGCGGTTCTTGGAATATATAAATAATGAGGGAAATCCATATGGTGAAAACGCCATTGTTGCTATCATGTGCTACACAGGATACAATGTAGAAGATGCCATTTTAATCAATGAAGGAGCTTTGAAACGTGGACTCTTCCGCACTACCTATTATAGCACTTACGAAACACATGAGGAAAAGAGCAAAGGTAACAATTCAACAACCCACAAGGTATTTACTAATATCGAAACAGATTCCATGGTTACGAGAACCAAACCAGGATATGATTACAGCAAGTTAGATAAATATGGCCTGATCAAAGAAAATACCCCGATAACGGATAAAACAGTGTTAATAGGATTAACTTCATCCAGCGGTGAAGTTGGAAACAGTAGTAAGAACGACATTTCAATAACACCCAAGAAAGGGCAATTAGGTATGGTAGATAAGGCATTTATTACCGAGGGTGAAGAAGGTTCTCGCATTGCAAAGGTGCGTATTCGCGAGGTTCGTATACCTAATATTGGAGATAAAATGGCATCGAGAACAGGTCAGAAAGGAACCATTGGTTTAGGATGAAAGGAGACGGATATGCCGTTTACTGCCGAAGGAATTCGTCCAGATCTTATTATTAATCCCCATGCAATCCCTACACGCATGACAATTGGTCAACTAGTAGAGTGTATTACAGGGAAAGCAGCTACAATGTTAGGAGGATATTCAGATTGCACTGCGTTTAATAATAAGGGGTCTAAGGTCGGGTTTTTCGGTGAAATATTGAGCAAACAGGGATTCCATTCTAGTGGAAACGAATTGTTATATAATGGCATGACGGGAGAACAATTAGAATCAGAAATCTTCATGGGACCCACCTATTATATGCGTTTAAAACACATGGTAAAAGATAAGATTAATTTCAGAGCACAGGGTCCAAGAACTGCCTTGACAAGACAACCTGTGAGTGGTAGAGCCAATGATGGTGGACTCCGTATTGGTGAGATGGAACGTGACTCGGTCATATCCCATGGCGCAGCGGCCTTCTTAAATGAGTCCATGATGGAGCGCGGCGATAAATATTACATGGCTGTTTGTAACAATACTGGAATGATTGCTGTATATAATCCTGATAAGAATCTCTTCTTGAGTCCTATGGCAGATGGTCCTTTACGATTCGTTGGTTCATTAGATGGAAAAGAAATGAATATTGAGACGTTTTCTGTATATGGTCGTAATTTCAGCGTTATTTGTGTGCCCTATTCGTTAAAGTTGCTTATACAAGAATTACAAACGATCAATGTTCAAATGCGAGTTATTACTGAAGATAATATTGAACAGTTAACCAACATGAGTTTTTCCAAAAATATAGAAAAGCTTTCCAATATTCCTGATATAACTGCACCTATAGTTCGAGATGAAATAAATAAAATCCTTAAACAAAAGGGGAACAGTGAAATCGTGAACAAACCCTATAGTCCGAAAGATGAAATGCATACACCTACATTTGGTTCACCTAGTTCTCCCGCCTTTGTGCCAGAACGATCGCTAAATGATAATAATTCTGGTTCTGATTCTCCACAATATCATGCTTATACACCACCACCAAAAGGAGAAGAAGGTGAATTTAAACCGGTAAGCCCAGAAGGTTTACCACCTGAACCGAAAAAGGAAACACCATGGGTCAAGGCCTATTCTGATACATACCAGCGCGATTATTGGTTTAACACGGTTACTGGCGCCAAGAGTTGGACGGAGCCTCCCGAGCTTTCTCAAACAACAAAAGAATTGTTTTCAGGAGGAGGTCTTGGTCCCACATTTAACTTAAATGATAAGGTATTGTTTCGAGGGGATTTACTACCTAACCGTTTATGGACAATTACGCATATTGGTGATCATTTTATGAAAATAGAAGCAATCAATACGGAAGGATTGCTGCCATCTGACACAGTGAAGATTGTTTCCGAACATGATATTTACAAACCAGAAGATTATTACAAGTTTCAAAAGAAACAACAACAGGAATTTGTGCAACTGCCTGGCCCTCTTAATGTCCCCTTTAATGCCCCCTTTAATGGCCCTTTTAACGGTATGGCCATGCCAACTATTAATATAGCCCCTTCATTCAAGATGGTTGGACAAAACGATTATTTGTTAGAACCAGCAATGCCACAGGTAGACATTCAAAGTATGAGTTCACCCAATCCTGCCACCATATCTTCGAGTCCAATAGTAATGGAATTGTCGAGTCAGAATGTTCCGTTAAAGGATGAAGTAGATCATAATACTAAGAGTATTATTGTAAAGAAACTGTAATTTATTCTACTCGTTTATGGAAATATTGTATTGCTGAAGAAAGAGGCAGAATACCAGCTTTCATGTCATTAAATAGGGTCTCATACTTCTGTAAGCCCAAATCATTCGAATAGAAGCAAAAAGGTATAATTTGACATCCGTATTTTAGAATGATCGGTGCTATAGTTATCGGGTTGTTTTGGAAAGGGTCATCAGGCTCGACAGCATACATAGCCTGAACACTGGTATCAATACCATTTTCTTTTATAAAAATATTCGTTGGAAATTCACTTAGCATTTCGCTAAATTTATACAACTGCAACTCTTGACTACCAGATTCCAACATGACCTGCCTTTGTAAATTATAACAACGTTGCGTAGGACTTCGGATTTTACATTCGGATTTGCTTACCCAATCCGGCTGATTTGTTACATCAATCGAGACCGTTATTTTGCCTCTAATATCATATAAAGAGGTTGACCGAGTTACGCGTTTCATATTTAATTTCATCTTTAAATTTGCATCTATCGATTGCGCAACAGCATTTAATACATCCACATGATTCGATTTTATTCGTAGATTAATAAACAATGGGTCATGAACATTCGGAGCACATCTAGAGTTAAATGCATTGGTAACAATGGTAGTAAATGCAGAATCTAATGTAATCGTATTTTTTGTTTCTGGTTCTAGAATAGAATTACTACTCGATACACCAACATAGGGGGTGGATTTTATATAAAAGATTTCTAAATCTAGATATCGACATCCTCGAGATAACAGATACTCCAATGCATCAGCATTCATAAAGGTTCCCGTGCATGCTGAATTATAGGAGCTCTTGATAACACACTGGCTTATTGGTATATTCCACTTCTGAGTTCCTTTATTGGGTAATGAAATTGAAACAGCTAAGTTTGCATCTTGAATGTTTACGGCAGTAGATGACTTCATGCTATCTAATTCACTACTAGGTGTGGCTATAATTGAAAACCCTTCAACTGCTTTTACATCATTGGCCCCCTTTTTAATATAAATGCGATACAATGAATAAGCTAATAATAAAATAGTAATGAATAAGATAAAATAATTTATTAAAGGCATTATATATATTACTACATATATAATGGCTGGAGGCTTACTAAATATTGTTTCTATAGGAAATAATAATGTATTTTTAACTGGTAATCCTAGCAAAACCTTTTTCAAAGTGACGTATTCCAAATACAGCAATTTTGGCCTACAAAAATTCAGGTTGGATTATGATGGATTACGTGATCTCAGGTTGACAGAACCATCCACATTCACCTTTAAAGTTCCTAGATACGCTGATTTACTTATGGATACGTATTTAGTGGTAACGTTGCCTGACATATGGAGTCCTATCTATTATCCATGTCATGAAACAGATTTAACATGGGCGCCCTATGACTTTCGATGGATTGAGAATATAGGCACGAATATGATCCAAGAAATTACGATCACTTGTGGATCACTAACATTGCAGAAATATTCCGGCGCCTATTTGGCCGCCATGGTGGAGCGCGATTTTACTGCAGAGAAAAAGGACCTTTTTAATAAAATGACGGGGAATATTCCAGAATTATACGATCCTGCAAACGTGTATGGTCGAGCCAATAGTTATCCATCTGCCTACTACACAGATAATAGCGTGGGTGCCGAACCATCCATACGCGGCCGCGATCTTTTTATACCCATCAATACTTGGTTTACTTTGCTTAGTGGATGTGCCTTCCCTCTCATATCACTTCAATACAATGAACTGGTCATTACAGTAACGCTACGACCAATTCAAGAGTTATTTCAAGTGCGTGATGTATTTGATAACCAGTATAATAGACCCTACGTGCAGCCAGATTTTACTCAAGCCCGTTATCAAATGTATCGGTTTATACAGACGCCACCATCCGTCATCTCGACAGCAGATCAATATCAAAATAAGGTTGGTATTTGGAATGCAGATGTTCATCTCATGTCCACCTACTGCTTCTTATCGCACGAAGAGAGCAAGAAGTTTGCTATGGAAGATCAGGTATATTTAGTGAAGGATGTATTTCAATACGAATTTCAAAACGTCACTGGCGCGAATCGACTCAAGCTTACATCAAATGGAATGATATCTAATTGGATGTGGTTTTTACAACGCAATGACGTCAATTTACGCAATGAATGGAGTAATTATACCAATTGGCCCTACACAACTGTCCCTCAAGATATTATATTTGGTGATTCTTCTCGACCAAACAGATATGCTCCTATGGATGTCTCTTTCGGTCCAGGCATTGATCCCGGAACGGGCAGAAATACGGGTATTACGATTACTGGCGATTTTAGCACATTGAATCAAAAGGAAATATTAGAAACAATGGGCATCCTATTAAATGGTGAATATCGTGAAAATGTATTGACCCGAGGTATTTATGATTATGTTGAGAAATATACGAGAACCGCGGGGTCTGCGAAACAGGGTCTCTATTGCTATAATTTCTGCTTAAACACGAGCCCATTTGAGGTTCAACCATCAGGCGCTCTTAACTTAAGCAAGTTTAAAAACATTGAACTAGAATTGACTACGTATATACCAAGCGTCGATCGAGTCAATTCGAGTTACGATATTATCTGCGATCTTTGCGGAAATCCGGTTGGCGTGAGGAAGAGCAATTGGACACTGTATGACTATAATTTCAATCTGACCTTATTCGAAGAGCGATATAATATATTGTCTTTTGTTGGTGGAAATTGTGGAATGATGTATTCTAGGTAAAACTCTCTAAATATAATATACATATTGATATAATGAGTAATGATGCAGATAAGGTGATAAACAAACTAAAAAAAATACAAAAGAAAAAAATGGCCAATTATAAGAACATTCCGGTTCTCGATGTCTTATCTAATACGGAACCAGGCGATACTACATTAGAAGTAGAGGGAAATAGTGGTCCCGCAGTAATAGAAGGGATGATCGACATGATAAACACGACCTGTCAGGACAATCCTGATTATGAAGGATGTGATAATACAAAAGACGACGATGGTATGGAAAATCCATTAGAAACACTTGCTAAATTTATAGAAACTACCTATGATTTTATGAACGCATTGATATCGGTTCTCGCATTAAATGTATGTTTAGCTATCCTTGTTGCCGATGATAAAAAAAATAAGATTTACACTGAGGTTACTCATAAACGGGTTCTCAAACAAGATATACCTAAACAACAGCAACTGTTGAGAGATTCGTATAATCAAATGTTTACCTGGAGAAACTTTGGTAAAAAGAAGAAGAAGTATCAATTGATGACGGTTAAAGATACGGTTACTGTCCCGAGCATGAATGATTTTCAAGAAGTAAAGAAACACTTGTCTTGGTTTACTGCTGTCACAGTGAGTTGTTATTTCGTGTATAATTGGTATTTCCTATTAATTTACGAAAATCCGATTCGCTTTAAAAATGGACCCGATACGTTAGATTTATCGATGCAAGCCATGAAAGAGCGCGCAAAAACAAATCCAGTATTTGTCTTGTTCAATATATTTTTCTCTTGTTCTTGGATTTTTGTTGCTATCGTGGATCAATATTTTATCAAGTTGCCTGTTTCCATTATAACGCATTATATGAATTCCACCCTCTGTTTTTGTCTCTTTTTCTTCTTTTGTATACAAGTCTGTTATTATTATCCATTTTTCCTGAAAACCTTCATTGTTGATTCCCTAAGATTCAATTGGAAAAACACCTGGATCATTACTATGACAACATTGGCAATGGTGTATTATATTATTAATTGTCTCGATCCTGAGAACCCGATACCATGGATCACCATATTCGGAATCAGTGTCATCCTCGGAATTATTCTATTCCTAGTGTTAGGTATTTTTATTGGATTATTTGCAGCACCGGTCGCAGGGATGTTTCTTTTTGCCTATTTTTTCTTATATTCCAATTTTGCTATTTTTATTTACGGAATCGCAAATGTTCGCAATGTATTCTCTATATTTGGATCAATCGAAGAACATGCGAAAGTTGTAAAGAGTAAGATTAAAAAGGGGACGGATGCATTGCCAAATACATTAATGGAGCGGTTTTGGTTAGCAGTCAATGATATTATGGATTTCCTTTATCATTATATTTTTTATGTTGCATATCTCATTATTCTGTTTTATGCTAGCGTGGATTATCAAAGTAAGATTGAATCTCGGACGCTTAAGAGTGGTCTTATATTGGTGAATATGACTTTGTTACTTATTATTTGCACAATGTGCTTATCTGATTTTTATTCACGTTTTAAACATTCTAGCGATTTTTTGATTCAATCTATGATGCCTTCACAAACCGTGGATGCTTCTGTGTCCACTCCTGAAAGTTCCATTACTAGTATAAGTAATTTGGTAAGCGAATCTGATGTAAAAGAGAAAATGAACGATTTAAAACATTCCTTGGAAAAGTCCGCTTCCCATGTTTCTAATTTCTTTTCGGGAGTTATGGCTAAGGTTTCGGGAAACAAACCAACAACGGTTGCACCAACAGCAGTTGCACCAACAGCAGTTGCACCAACAAGTGTAAATCCTGCTGTGCCGAATTAATTGATATATATAGATAGATATTTAGGAATCAGGAATCAGGAATTAGGGATTAAATGTATTAGTTGAAAATTAAAATATAAAAGAACCACTTATAGTATATTTAATGGGAAAGAAAGGAAAGCAAACGCAACATACGAATCAAAGTCCAATGAAAAAAGAATTACCTATGGTCTCTGTCTGCACGCCAACATTTAACCGTAGACCTTTTATTCCAACAATGTTTGAATGTTTCAAGAATCAGGATTACCCCATGCATCGAATTGAATGGATCATTGTAGATGACGGAACAGATAAAATTCGCGATTTGGTCGAGGCATCAGGTATCAAACAGATACGATATTTCGAAGTGGCTGAAAAAATGCACTTGGGCGCTAAGCGAAATTACATGCATAGTTTTGTAAAGGGTTCTATTATCGTCTATATGGATGACGATGATTATTACCCACCTGACCGCATTTCCCATGCAGTGGAACGCCTTCAATCGAAACCTAGTGCATTATGCGCTGGATCTAGCGAAATATATATTTATTTCAAGCATATACAAAAGATGATACAATGCGGCCCCTATGGACCTGATCATGCGACTGCAGGAACTTTTGCCTTTCGTAAAGAATTGCTAAATATTACGCGGTATGAAGATGGTGCAGCCTTGGCTGAAGAGCGGGCTTTCCTAAAGGATTATACAATCCCTTTTGTTCAACTCGATCCGTTAAAATCCATTTTAGTCTTTTCTCATGAGCACAATACGTTTGATAAACGAAAGATGTTGGATAACCCTCATCCTGATTATTTGAAAGAATCGCCTAAAACGGTAGATACGTTCATCAAGTTCAAAAAGGAGAAGCCTATTCGCGATTTTTTTATGGAACGAGTAGACAAATTGTTGGAAAGCTACGAACCTGGACTTCCTAAAATGAAGCCTGATGTTCTCGTTCAGATAAAGGAGATCGAGGCAAAACGTGCTAAAATGATTGAAGAGGAGATGGCAAAGCAAAGAGCTAGTGGCCCCATTATTTTACAACAACCTGGTAAAGAACCGATTCAACTATCTCAGCAAGATGTGGTCAATATTATTCAGCAACAACAACAACAGATTTCACAATTAGGACCACGTATATCTGAGCTAGAAGGTATGATTACAATGTTACAGAGACAATTGATTGAGAAGACGAAGAATCTTCAACTGGCTACAAAAGAGCTAACTGCATTGCGACAAGGTAATGCGCCTTCAACAGTATTTTCTCTAAAAGATTCACGCAGTAAATGTGAGCCTGAAGTGATTGTGGATATAAATTCACCCTAATGTGTTCTGTTTTGTAAACTATAGTTACACCGTTTACTTTCCTTTTTTGTAATTATAATTTGTAAACTATAGTTACACCGTTTACTTTCCCTTTTTGTAATTATAATTTGTAAACTATAGTTACACCTTTTATGCAGTCATTATTTTTTTGCTAGAATATATTTTAGTAGCATATGTTATAATGTCATCGCGAAGGCACCGTCATCACCACCACCACCACTATTACTATCATGACAATCGTTATCGGTTTCTGGCTTATTATCTACTAATGAGACCAAGATACTATTATTGATAACAAAAAACCATATTTGTTGTTATCTCCTAAAAATCATCCTCTTCATCCAATTCGTCCAGGGCGTCTTCGGATTCTTTCTTCACATTTTTATCTAAATAACGATACATTCGTTTCATATCTAATTTTGTAATTGAATGATTATCAAATACCTCATAAATTTTATCTGCGTCTCCATAATAAAGACGCATTTCCTGAAACAATGCGACAAGATCTTTTTTATCCATATCCAACTCTTGACATAGAGAGTAAATGAATTGCATATTATTGTATTCTGTAGAATATTTTGTGAGAACTTTGGTAAACCGAATATCCATCGGTTTGGTAAATAATTTATCAGGCAATGAATCATGACAAATTTTGTTATTATATAATGTTTTGATTAAAGAGCTCATTTCGTTAAATTGCCATATTTGATGTTGAAACGTGATTCGATCTATGTAATCGGCAAAGCAAATATTCTTTAATAGTTTCAAATAGATTGGATAGGATGTTTGAATAGGTTGATGAGATAAAATATCGACTATATTTTCATGCCATAACAATGCAACAATGGTTCGATCTGTATCGTTCATAATACGATTGTGGTTCTCAATTCTTACTGGATTTTGTATCAATTGTTTTGTTATTTCCTTAGAATTTTCATGGAACGATTTCATGCAAAAGAAGGTATCTAACATAGATGAATTCATGAGATCTGCCTTTTTATCAAATAGCTTTAACACAAAAGATAGTTTTCTCAAATCACCTTGTATATAGCTTATAATTTTTGTTTTTCTCTCTGTTTCTAAGTTGGCAAAGTTTGGAAACGTTTTTTGAATTACATTGGTAATTTGAACGTCACTGGGTCTTTTTAATTCAAATGTATTACACACTTTAATCAATTCTTTTATTTTTTTATCTACGTAGTAGTTTCCTATACAAATAATGGGATTCATCGTCATCAATTCCATCTTTTGTTTTTTCGTCTTTTTTTGGCGTATAATTTTGATGAGTGCGGTAATTCCACCTTTATCGCCATTGTTCATTCCGTCGATTTCGTCCATGACAATAGCTATAGGTTTTACTTTTTTTGTCATCATTTGGAGAACATTGCGATTAGATACATTATTGCTGGTAATGGTATCAATTAACGTTTTGTTACGAACATCTCCTGCATCATATTTAATGACATCGTAATTCAAGTCTTTTAGAATGTTCATCACAAACTCTGTCTTTCCACTACCGGGAGAACCATAAATATAGATCCCTTTTTTATAGGTGAGATTTTTACAATTTGTTTCAAAGGACGATAATAATTGTTTCATTTCTTTTGCAATATCATTTCTGTCAAAACACGTATTCAGAAATGATGTAGTGATCATGCTATCTTAGTATAACACTATTTTTTTATATACTCTGCTGAACGAGTTGTCAAATATATTATTTATTCATTTGTTCACTTATTCTTTTGTTCTCTTGTTCTCTTGTTTACTTGTTCACTTGTTTACTCGTTCTCTTGTTCACTTGTTCACTTGTTCACTTGTTCACTCGTTCACTTGTTCACTTGTTCACTACTTGTTCACTCGTTCACTTGTTCACTCGTTCACTTGTTCACTTGTTCTCTTGTTCACTACTTGTTCACTACTTGTTCACTCGTTCACTCGTTCACTCGTTCACTTACCGAACGAACTGAAGTCGGCAGTTACTGGTAAAAAATCACTACTTACCTTATCCTGAAGAGCACCGTAATAATTGAACTGGTCGGTAGCAGGTTGGTTGTTTGTTCCGCCATATGTAGATGACCGTTGATTTATAGCTGATTTTGTGGGTTGAGGCATAGCAAAAGGTGCGCTGCTTATCACAGAAGCTGTGGGTGTCGGTGTTACAGAAGTTCCATTCAGCGTAGTTACACTACTATTTCCCTTAGCAGATATCGGTGTTACTGAAGTTCCATTCATCATAGTTGGTCTAGTTGTTACTGAAGTTCCATTCATCATAGTTGGTCTAGTTGTTATTGAAGTTCCATTCATCATAGTTGGTCTAGTTGTTATTGAAGTTCCATTCATCATAGTTGGTCTAGTTGTTATTGAAGTTCCATTCATCATAGATACGCTACTATTCCCCTTAGCAGATATCGGTATTGCTGGAGTTCCATTCATCATAGATACGCTACTATTCACAGTAGCAGATATCGGTATTGCTGGAGTTCCATTCATCATAGTTGGTGCAGGAGTTACGTTACTACTACTACTACTACAAGACGGACAAGACGATCCAGAAGAGACACAAGTCGGACATGCGCCACCAATAGGTGGGATAATTTTAGTTTTTAGTATATAATCTTCAGATCTGCGTTTCTTATTGGAAACAGGCTTCTTATTAGTCCTTTTTTTGCTTGCTTCGCTACCCAAAAAACGACTAACTGTTACGTAAGATATTCGGCCAGATTTAAAATTAATAACTGCAATTACTGTATCAATCTCATGAACAATATATAATATTAACTGATCACTTTCAATCATGAATGTATGAGACATAAATGGAACTTTCTCTGGTTTCATCCCAGTGCGTTTTTTTGTTGTTTCAGATGAGGAAGTCCTTTCTTTACCATCGCGATCAAATATTCTTAGTCTCTTTTTGTTACCAGAGACATTTTCTTGAATAATCAATTTACCATTTATAGTATCAAATTTAACACTATTTGTTATCTGCTTAACACGTCTAAACGGATCATAATAAAGGTCGGTAACATTCGTTCCGTCATTTATATCATTTTCAATATGGCTATCTGTCATAGAAAGTTTCAAATCTTTCATACTTTTTGACATAATACTTGGGCCTTCGAAGAAAAAGGTTCCAATACTACTTTTTTTTGCAGTATTAATAATATGTAGGTAGGTTCTATCGTGCCATGGTATATATACGGTTGCATAATTAGATGTAGACACAGATACAAACTCTTTAGATGAATTCGTTATTGATTTTATTAAACTTTCCTTTGTGTCTGTCGCAACAACATTTCCCGTAAAATTGTAAACAGATGGTGTCGAATTGCTTCTATCGGTGATGGTAATCTTATTGATAACTGACTCGGTTTTTGGTGTCGATGTAGTTACACAATTTCCATTTACATTAATTAGATTTCCTGGACAATATCCTCCGGGCGCTTCTTGATATACTCCGGGCATTGATAGACTACAACTAAACGTTCTTCCGTTAGCGGCTGGGTCTGGGTCTGTCCATCCAAAACCAGAACAAATGGCGGGAAAGGCATTTCCTTGTGTAGTATCGTTAGATTCCTCATTCACCTCGATCAAATTTCCGTTTTTAGTATCAAAAAAGAGATTATCGACGAGTTTTACCACAGTAAGTTGTGCCGAATTACTGGAATATTGCGGAATCCATACATAGTCCTGTGGTTGTTTACTAAATTGAAAGTTGATAAATGTTTCTTTTCCGAATTTACGCCATAATAAAACTGATATTACTAAAATCGATAATAATATTATAAATACGGTAAAAGATGTTACTTCCATATATACTATACCCGGAAAAAAACTATATCCTTCTTTGCGAATTACATCGTTTTGATCTGCGTTTTCTTTTGGTTTGGTTACCCCCAACATACAATGACCGCAATGCAGTTTCAGTCAATCTTTGCTTTTCATCTTCAGAAAGTTGAGCACCTCGAGACAATAATAGAGTTGTAATGTCCGGTTGATTTTTCCTTATTGCATAAAACAAAGGTGAATTTCCTAATGTATCTTTTGCCAATATACTTGCACCAGAATCTATGAATAATGTAACGAGATCTAATCGGTTGTTCCTGGCACATATATGGAGAGGCGTTTCATATTCTGTAACGTTTACATTTATTCCTCTTTCAATTAAATATTTACAAAAATACATGATTTCGTCTTCGCCACCTCCGCCTCCGCCTCCGCCTCTACCACTTTCACTTTCTCTTCTCCTTGGATTTTCAATTCTATTTAACACACTATATATGATGTAGGGTTGTCTGTTTATAGTATGTTCGTTCACTAATTTTTTTAATTCGTATAAACTATAATTATTTTCTATTGCGATTTGTAATGGATTAAATCCTCTATACAAGGTAGCACCTGAAGCTAAATAGTGCCAAATTTCTTCGCGAACATGATTTTCTAAACCGTATATCAATGCGGTTTTGCCGTTCGTATCAACATAATCTTTATTAACCCCTTTTCTAGCTGCTTTACGATACAAAACGTCAAGTTCTATCAATGATACTTCATTTGCAATAATGACATCTTTACATTCGTTAAAGACAGTTGCTTCTTCTCTTTCATCTATCACAATGACATTGTTGGGATCTGATGTTTCGTATTTATTCTTAGGTGGATTGACTTCAGGAAAAGCAGCGGGTCTTGCTTCAATATATGAAAAGGTTGCAAATAGTTCTATTAAATCTTCTAATGAATATTCAATGGTTCCATTTATTCCCCAATCTTTCCCCCACGAATTTTTTATCACAAGTCTTCTTTCTGTAAACACACCATCTACGTATATATTATTATACCCAACAATCGTCATTGCATGACCTGAATGATCCAATCTTGGATCTACTGCATATTCAGCCGAAGGTATTAAATTTCTTGGAATGGGTCGCCGTAGGTTTGGTTTTCTATAAGTAAAAAATTTGAACAAAAAGGATTGACCGAGATAAACACCAAGATAAATATAAAATCCACACCTTAATACGGAAAATATGGATTCAGAATTAGACAACAAATTTTCAGGCGTAATCTTTACTACGTGAAAATCATAGGTGTTAGTATACAATGTATTAAATACTGGTTGTGCATAAGTTTGAAATATTGCGGTTAATTCTTCGTCTGGATGATTCTGATAATATCTATTTATTCCGTTGGACGACCCTATAACATCACGAATTAAAAACTTTAATATTACTATATCGTTCCCGCCTTTTGTGCAATTAAAGTTATCTCCCATTATTTTATGAAGGAATAAAGTAACTACTAGTTTAAGAAAAGCATTGCCTCTACATCTTCCATCTCGTATGGCTTCATAAAATACAGTTGCCATATCTTCACCCATTTCGATTCGTTCATAATAGTCGATACATTTTTTATCACGAGTAACGTCAATATCACAAAGTATAAACATGAACCGACTCCCTATCTTTGCAGCAACATGTTTCCAACATAAAGGCGTCTTTAATTGATTTTCTACGATTGACGACGGGAGGCGAAGTAAGGTTGGAACAGCTTGTGCAGCCGTAATCACATCTACACAATCATTTCTTAATTCATTCGCTAAATCAAGTGCTGTTTTACCGTCTTTATTTTCATACAATAAATCTAATGTAGATGTCCTTTCAGTTATCAATACACGACACATCTCAGGTAAATTAGCAAGGACGGCTAATTGAAGTGTAGAATCACCGTTACTCGTTGTTTGATTTTCATCTATCCGAAAAGAGTCGCGTAACATTAACAAAAACAAAACAATTTTTTTATTGTTATGTTGAATCGCTAAATGCAATACTGTTTCCCCTGATTCGGTTAGCGGTTCGTAAAAATAGCGGGAAGGGTTTGGTATTGTATAAATTATTTTAAATAATTTTCTTTCTCCGGCTCCAGATTTACTGGGGTCTGTTGTTGCTGCTTCAATTATTTGTTCTATAACGTCTGGATCCATAATTTAATATAATATTATATAATAATTTGTAAAAATTGAAGATCATTTAAAAAGAGATAACACAATATAATTATGCAACGATTTTATAACAATGGTCAAGATGGTGATAGTAAATTTGAACTATGTATGGATGAAGTAGGTAGAGGATGTCTTTTCGGTAGAGTCTATGTGGCCTGCGTAGTATTACCTAAACAATGTAGTGATACATTCGACGGAACAGATATAAAAGACAGCAAAAAATTTACTTCCAAAAAAAAAATTAGAATGGTAGCTGATCGCATCAAAGAGCAGGCCCTGGCTTGGCATATCGCTTATATTGAAAATGATGTAATTGACGAGATTAACATTTTACAAGCAGTGATGAAGGGTATGCACGAATGTATTAAAGAAACATTAATAAAGCTGGACACCAATGTAGAAAATGCGTTTGCTGTTATCGATGGTAATTACTTTATACCTTATCGCGTTTACAATACGACTAGCGAGGTGATCCAAGAATTACCTCATGCTACTGTTGAAAAGGGTGATAGTAGGTATATAGGTATTGCTGCGGCGAGTATATTAGCAAAGGTTGCCAGGGATGATTATATATTGAATATGTGCGGAACCCACCCTTTGTTGAAGACCCAATATAGTCTAGATACAAATATGGGTTATGGAACCAAAAAACATTTAGACGGAATAAAAGAGTTCGGTATTACACAATGGCATCGCCGAACATTCGGTGAACTCTGTAAAACATCTACTGTTACAATGATTTAATTTCTATGGATACATATATAAACATAGTATGTCTCAACCGGTTTCTTATCAGAAGGGTGGTGTTCGAAGAAGCACTATTAGAAAGGCGTGTAAAGGAAGGAAGCGTGCGACTTGTAAGCAAGCGAAGAAGAGCTGCGCTTGGGCAAACGGACCTAAGTTAAAGTATTGTCGAGGAAGAAGATCGAAGAAGAATAAAACGATGATAGGTGGAGGTTCTGGAAGTCCCGCTAGTCAATCCATACCCTTCGTTTTAAAGTTAACTTTTAAAGAGACCGCAGAAGATTTCGGTGGTCTTGAAGTTGATCCAACATTTTATGTAGGTGAAAATTTAAAATCTGATCATTATAGTGGACGTTTTATATATACAGAAAGTGATAATACTATTTCCCAGATAGATGATTCACCGACGCTTCTTTCTGAACACATAGACCTTTTTGGAGACGTCGCAACCTTTACATTATATATTACAGAGTCTTCTCAAGATCGAGCTAACGCTTTTTTAACTTCAAAAGGTATTGATGAAAATACAGTGACTATAGTAATAGTAGGTAAAAATGTTTTAACCCCGGTTCTTGAAGGTAGCCATGATTTATTAAAAGAAATCCCGTTTACACCTTAGATCTTTGAACATTGGAGAAAGCAAAAAAGTAGGAAAAGAAAGATTGAATATGTAATTATTATTATTTTTTTCATTCCTTAATATAACGATGGCTTTTACACGTTTTGGCGATGATCCTTTACGAATTCAAAAAAAATTAGAGGAAAGTATGTCGATCGGTCATTATCATTTAGATACACCTGGTCCCGGAGTCAATATTCCTTATTATGAAAATCCACAAATTAGACAGCATAGATGGAGTCAACAAACTGAAGGCGTTTCGAGAGACAATTTTTTTAAAATTGATATGCAACAACAAAATACTCAAATAAAAAACTCAAATGCTCAGCCCTTCGCTATGGATACCCGATCGTCTTATCCAGCATGGATGTATAAAGACCAAGAGATTACACGGTGGGAGGTGCCTATATTGCCTCCTTTAGCTAAGAAGGAGAAGGTTTTCCCTGAAAATGTTCAGACGCGAATTCTAGAGAAGGATTACTATATTGCAAAGCCTATTTCTTATATAGAAAACGGATGGACAAGTCATCAGGCACGCTGAAATACATAAAAGAGAGAAACAATATAAAGGTAACACAATATATTTACTTGTCGGGCGATCGTCATGACCAAGTTACTAGATCTACCAAAACTAAGAAAAATATAATATATTACCCGTGTAGCTCAGTCGGTAGAGCGCTAGCCTTTTAAGCTAGTGGTCAAGGGTTCGAGTCCCTTCATGGGTGTTTCTAAAATTACCCATACACAAATTTAAAATACTTTTATTTTTCTGGTTGAAAAATTAGAAATAAAAAGGATACTTCTCCTAGTGGCCTATGGAGTTGGACTACTAATCCAATGAGATATTCTCGCGTAGGTTCGAATCCTACAGTATCCGTTTTTCACCATCTAAAATAATCTTTTAGATGGTGAAATTTATAAGAAGTTAGAGTGGAAAAAAAATAGCAAGATAAGATATTATGGAAGTATTGATTCCCGCCGTCGCTTTAGGAGGTTTATATATGATTAATAATCAATCTAAAACCAATGAATCTTTTACAAATAAACGAACTACTTCATTACCAAATACAAATATACCAAATCGAAATTATCCCGAAGAATTTCCTGTCGTCTCATCCGATACAGATCAGACTAGCGAGTTGTCTAGGAACAATCGATATGATAGTGGTGTAAATGGTGTCTATACAGACAAATATTTTAACCCATCTGCACAAGAACCAACAAATTCATCACAGCAATATTATGCTCTTACTGGCAATAAGGTCGATGGTTCCTACTTCGAACACAATAATATGGTCCCCTATTTTGGCAGTAATATGAGAACCCGAATTTCAAACGAGGACAAATCCGAGGGTGTGCTAGACGCTTACTCTGGTGCAGGTTCTCAATATATTACCAAATCAGAACAGTCTCCTATGTTCAAACCCACAGACAATCAACAGTGGGCGCATGGCGCACCAAACATGAGTGACTTTTTTCAATCCAGGGTAAATCCTAGCATGAGTATGTCCAATGTCAAACCCTTTGAAGAAGAAATGGTGGGTCCAGGTCTTGGACAGGGTTACGGCACTGCAGGCGCAGGTGGATTCAATTCAGGTATGTTGGCGCGCGATACCTGGCTCCCTAAAACGGCGGATCAAATGCGTGTAGATAATAAACCCAAGGCAACAGGTATGGGTATATTAGGATATGAAGGTCCAGCCAATAGCGCTATTAAGCAAAATGCCACAGTTGAACAGATGGGCATTATGGAAAAACATTTACCCGAACAGAGTTTTGAATGGGGACATGACCGTCTCTTTACTACGACGGGTTTAGAAAAGGGACAAACAATGCATTCTATGCCTGTCGATCGATATGTATCCCGTCCAGAGACAGCCGTTGAATATGCAGGTATAGCAGGTTCTTATTTGCCCGAATCCTATGTTCAAGGAGAATATATGCCTACGCATAATCAGCAATTAGGTTCGCTCCCTTTTGCTGGAGCCAATGCAAATGGTCGAAATTACGCCACCGATGCAGATTACGAGAGTCGATCAAGGGTGGCCTATCCTAATAACCGAACTGTAAATAAACAGGATAACTATTTTGGTATGGTAAGTGGTAGTTTGGGCGCAGTGGTAGCCCCACTCCTAGATGCCCTTAGACCATCGCGCCGACAAAACGTGATTGGCTCACTGCGACCCTACCAGAACCCAGGAACCCGTGTTTCTGAATCTTATATCTTTAATCCTGCTGATCGTCTTCCAACAACCATTCGCGAGACGACTGAGGGATCTAAATATCATCATAATATTAATACGAATCAATTGGGTGGCGCTTATAAGGTCACTGATCATGAGGCAAAACACACCTATCGCCAAGACACTAGTGTTTCTTATGGAGGCGTTGCTACTGCAAAAGACAAGTTGGGTGGCGCATATAAGGTTACTGATCATGACGCAAAACACACCTATCGCCAAGACACAAGCGTCTCTTACGGAGGTGTTGCTACTGCAAAAGACAAGTTAGGTGGTGCATATAAGGTTACCGATCATGATGCAAAGCACACCTATCGCCAAGACACTAGTGTTTCTTACGGAGGTGTTGCTACTGCAAAAGACAAGTTAGGTGGTGCATATAAGGTTACCGATCATGATGCAAAGCACACCTATCGTCAAGACACAAGCGTCTCTTATGGAGGCGTTGCTACAGCAAAAGACAAGTTAGGTGGTGCATATAAGGTTACCGACCATGATGCAAAGCACACCTATCGTCAAGATACTAGTGTTTCTTATGGAGGAGGTGCTAGTGCAACCGATAAATTGGGCGGTGCCTATAAGGTTACTGATCATGAAGCCAAACGAACGTATCGCCAAGATAGTAGTGTGTTTTATGCAGGAGGCGCTGGTGCAACCGATCAATTAAGCGGTGCATATCACGTGACTGAACACGATGCTCCACACACGTATCGCCAAGATACTAGTGACTTTTTTTATGCAGGGGGGGCTAGTGCGCCGGCATCCACACGACAAACAAAGTCCTATGAAGCTGTATATAACCAACGTAATAATGAAGTGAAACAGGGACTCTTGAATGGACATACACCAAAAGGTGGCATGGCTTTGCTCAATAGTGATGTTAACGTTCGTCAATCAACGCGAGATCATGAACTAATGAATAATCGAGCAGTCATTGGAGATATGCCTTATCAATCGCCCGGGCCAGAGAGTATGGGCCGCGTAGCAGGAAACACCAATGAACTATATTCTGGCATCCATATGGATCGTAATTCTCCAGAAATTATGGATGCGCTTCAAGGAAATCCATTTGTAGTAAACTACAAGAACGGACTTTAGGAATTTTTTATAATGATATTATTATAAATTTATTATATTATTATAATATATAATATGAGTTCAAGTAGACGTAGTAACAATCTTGAGCTTCTTGGTAGGGACAGTGTAAGAGAAGGGTTACCTAAGAGTGTGAGGAACAGCATACTTCAAAGCGTGAGGGAAAGTTTACCTGAGGCTGCGAAGGAGGAAATACGTGAAAGCGTGAGGGGAATCGTGGATGAAATCGTGGATGAGAACCCTTCTAGAAGTGTCAGGGAAATCGTAGATGAAATTGTGAATAACAGCCCTTCTGGAAGTGTTAAGGAGAGCGTGCTTAAAGAGGCGTTGGAAAACCTACCTGAAAGCGTTCTTGAAACTGTCATGGACAATTTACCATCAAGCGTGAAGAATAGCCCCTCTAGAAGAGTGAATGAACTCGTGGAAGAAATCGTGAATGAAAGCGTGCTAAAAACCGCGACGGGAAATCCTTCTAAGAGTGTGGAGGAAATCGTCAATGAAATCGTAAAGGAAAGCGTTCTATCAACTGCGACGGGAAAACCTTCTAGAACCTCGACAAACGGCGCAACTAGAAACTCGAGAAACAGCGCTTCTAGAACCTCGACAAACGGCGCAACTAGAAACTCGAGAAATGGCGCATCTAGAAACTCGAGAAATGGCGCATCTAGAAACTCGAGAAATGGCGCATCTAGAACCTCGAGAAATGGCGCATCTAAAAGCATTAAGGAAATCGTAGATGAAATCACATTAATGAACCCGACAAGAAACTCGAAGAACAGCACATCTAAAACCTCGAAGAGCAGCGCATCTACAACATCGAAGAGCAGCGCATCTACAACATCGAAGAACAGCACATGGAAAAGTGTCAGTAGCACTCCAAAAGAACAAACATTAGGAGAAGCTATTTCAGATTTTTTTGTTGGTTTAACTTCTAGCAAAACCGAATCTAAAAAGTAATATTATTACTTTACGTAAACGAACACCTATTCTCGTTAACTAACTTACTCGGTTCTCCAAAATATTGTTACCAGTCTTAATGATTATTTAGAAGAAAGAACGATAAATAATCATCATATATATAAATACACAATAAACTAATTAAATATGTATATTATACTATAATTATTAAGAATGGTAACAACAATTTGGCGAACCGCATTGTTAATAATACCGTTCTTCTTAGAAGAGGCAACGGCACTCCCCAAAACTAGCAGGGCGACAATGCAAAGTAATAGATTAGGTCTCTATATGCTCGACACAGATACAGTGTTAAAATATAAGAATGTATTGCAAAAAACAGAATATAACGAGTTGCTAAATAAGATAAATAATCATCAAGTATCAAACATTTATTTTACAAACACTTTAGATTCTGTTATTTCAGAGAAGGAAGAAGGAGGAGGAGACGTATTGACTGATTTTAGTTTGACACCTATTAATCCATTTATTACGAATACCCTAGTAGATAAGGCGGTAGCAAATAAGGTGAAAACCTATTTTTTACACCCACCATCTCCTACTGGTTTTGATCAGGTAACCAATAGTGTCGGTAGCCTATTTGAAGGGTTTATCATTCCATTTTTCTTTATCTATTTTCTAATATCCTTATTTCGAAGTGCATCCGGAGCAATGGGTGGTGGAGGAGGCATGCTGGGCATGCCCGGTCAAAAAGATATTAATGCAGATAAACTCACCGTAATAAAGGCAAATATTTCATTGTCCAGTTTTGCAGGAAGTGCTGAAATTTTCGAAGAATGCACAGAAGTAGTATCCTATTTAAAGAATGACACCATGTATAAACTAGCTGGTGCTGAAATTCCTCGCGGAATATTATTAGAAGGGCCACCTGGAACAGGGAAAACTCTGTTAGCAAAGGCAATCGCGAGTGAAGCGGATGCAAATTTTATCGCAGTAGCCGCTAGTGAGTTTGTGGAATTATTTGTAGGCATGGGTGCTGCTAAGATTCGCAACATATTTAAAAAGGCTCGCGAAAATAAACCCTGCATTTTATTCATTGATGAGATCGACGCAGTGGGTAGACAACGCGGAGCTGGTAACACTATGGGAGGGAACGATGAACGTGAACAAACACTAAATCAATTGCTAGCCGAGATGGATGGATTCGCAGATAACGAAGGGATTCTGATCATGGCTGCAACAAATCGCAAAGATGTTCTCGACGCTGCACTTCTAAGACCTGGTAGATTCGACCGTTTACTATCCGTTCCGTTACCAGATAGGGAATCCAGAAAGGAAATCTTTAAGGTCCATTCCAAGAATAAACAATTAAGTCCGTCTATTAACTTTGAATTGGTATCTGAACTATCAAACGGGTTCTCAGGGGCGCAAATAAAAAACTTGTTGAACGAGGCGGCAATTTTTGCGGCAAGGCGTAATGAAACCGTGATACAGGATTTTGATTTGATGAATGCCGTAGATAAATTGATTGTTGGATTGGTGAAACGTAACGATACGCGTAGTGAAGATGCTCGTTATCGAATCGCGGTTCACGAGACTGGACATGCACTACTGACACTACTCTTCAAAGAGTATTTTGAATTGAAAAAGGTAACTATGCAGAGCACATATAATGGCGCTGGTGGATATACACTGTTCAACGAACTACAGAATATTTCAGAAAGTGGCTTATATACAAAGGATTTATTAAAGAAGCGGTTGATCATTGGTATGGGAGGCAAGGCGGCCGAGAACATTGTATATGGGGATATGCATGTATCACTTGGTGCAGTGCAAGATCTAAAGTCGACGAATTCATTAGCACAAAGAATGATAGGGAATTATGGCATGGGCAATGAACTAGAAACGTTTTATAATGAGAACATTAATAGTGAGAGAAGCCCTTTTTCAGGAAGAAACGTGGGTTATTCGGAAAAGGTAAGAGACCTATTTGACAAAGAATCCATCATGTTGGTCAACGAAGCCTATAGTGAGGCTATACGACTTTTATTAGATAATAAAGATGTGATGGATAAAATAGTTGGAGAACTTATGATTCGAAACACGTTATACGGAAAAGATTTGGTTTGTTTAGTAAAAAACGGGTAGATGGAAATAATTTCTTCATATATATTATAAAATGGATGGCTCCTTTGTAAAATATTCACGATTGCTATCGAATCCGACAAAATGGATAGGACGTGAATTTAACGTCAGAACAGGTAGAGATTTACGTTTTCCGGAAAGTGATGAAAACCAAAGACATTGGGAAGACTTGGGTTCTCTAATAAGTGTCACCAAATCGATTTTTGGACTAACTTATTCTATTGAATTTTCTAAAGGACGTATTAGTTATGTTGATATTCCAAGGGTTGAGCGAGTTAATACAGATTCACCTGATGAAGAAGAGAGAAAATTAATAAGCCAACAACCAAAAAAAGTAACAATAACAATGTATGATGATTCTAATCCCGTCAAAAATCCGTTTTTAGGGCGAGGAACAGGTGCAATATATAATAGTTCATCAGACACTTTAAGATTAACCGATCCTACTCCTGCTGAACTTGATATAGATCGTCAAGAAGATGATGAAGCTTACAGAGCTTCTGCTTCTGGAGGAGGCGGGGGTTTTGGCGTTCATGGTGCCAAGGGAGGAGGCAAAAAAAGATGCAAAAAAGGAACGCGTAGATATAAAAAAACAGGAAGATGCCGTAAAACGCGGAGATAAACACAATATTTGGTAAGATTAGCTAACCTAACTATGATTAGTAGAAACAATTTTGCAAATATCTTTCTAAAAAAATAGCACTATTAGTTTAGTGATAATAAACATCTCTTCAAAAAAATATTTATTTTACACATATTAACGTTACCTTCATTCATTACACAGATGAACATTTACTTTTCAATTTGTCCCTCGAGAACCAATGGCTTCGCCATAACGTTGTTCTTAAAAACTCTATATAAAGCATTCCATTACATTTTTAAGTGTGTAAAAATGTCATCTCAGAAGAAGAAGGGATTTCTATATAAAAAGTAAATGTATCAATAATTATATAATAATAACTATATAATTATTATACAAAAGATAGTTCAATGTGGTTCTGCTATATTCTCAGAAACAAAGACCCTAAATATAAAACATTGACCTACAATGGTTCTACCAACAATCCAAAGCGGCGTTTGAGACAACACAACGAAGAGATTAGCGGCGGAGCCAAAGCAACACATGGAAAGAATGGTGCGTGGGAAATCTACGCCTTGCTCACAGGATTCCCTGATCATGTCAATGCACTCTCCTGTGAATGGCGAATCAAGCATCCCACAGGAAAACCTGGAAAACGGCCTCTCAAATACTGTGGTGTTCATGGTCGAATACTGGGTCTAAATGAAGTGCTATGTTTGAATAAATGGACGAACCAATGTATAGTAGATAATAGTTCCGGATCCTTCCGACTCTATCTAACAGAAGACGTGGCTCATCTAATCAATCGGAAAAAAGTGCCGGGAAATATGGAGATTGTCGTGGTTCCAATCATTACTGAAGAACATTTTGTTCAGTTTCCTTTTACCAATGAGGTAAGCGATAGTAATAATAAGATCGAAATAGAAGAGGAAGACTTGTTGTCTAAGGACGTTTCGATTTCGGTATCGTCTGAAGGATCGCATTCGTCTTGACAATCTGGTCTTTACTCCAAAAAGAAGACGTAGTTGGTTTAGACTCATCTATCGATCCGAATAAAACCTCCTCTTCCTCGACTTTCTCTACATGTTCTAATTCATTCATCTTCTTCTTCTCCTGCAAATGATTTATCAATTCTTTCGCGTATATAGCAAATGAATCAACAATCTCACTACTCATGGATGAATGATCCGGGTTCTCAATAAGCTTATTCGTAATAGACAATAATTCTCGTCTATTTTGAAGAAGATTAGCAATAAACTCCTGTTTCTCCTTATGAGCATCTGGGTCTGTTTGTGCCAGATATTTATTGTATTTAGTCTTATTCATCAATAAAGACAAGGTAAGGTTATCTACAGAGTTCATTAAAAAATACTACGATCAGTATTTTATATTATTTTTATCTGTATATACAATATAATGGCAAGTAATTTAGGAGGAGGTTTACCTGGTATATCACCAACACAAACTATGAACAATAAGAAGGATAGCAATCAAACTATGATTCGAAAAATACTGCGTGATTCTTGGAATAATAAACAAGCGCAGGCATCTATCAATGGATATGGTCGCGTCACTACCCCTTTTCGCGCCGTAAACAATCTAGGTGATTATTTAGGCCGACAAGCTTACGTATGTGGTGGATCCAATCAAGTCAATGCGAATAAACCAGGTTGGAAGGGGAGAATCGGATCCATCATTTCACAATGCGATACCACTGGTGTCGCAGCATCCGTAACAAATAATCGATATGTTGCCGATTCATCAAACTATACTACCTTCAAAAAACAGGATGCAATTGCTAAAAATTACAATGATATTGCATTTGTAGGCGATAGAAGCAACGGATCCTATGTAGCACTCATGGCTGTTCGTCGATTTTAAAATATAAACATAGAATATAACCATGTTTAGATTTATGTATGCAATACAAGATATCAACAACGGGACACTTCGAGCGGTGAAAGCGATGCCACAAAAAGATAGCACTTCAGATGGAACGAGTAACTTCGAATTGCCCCGTATCCAGTATCAAAGAACTATTCCTACAAATGCAGAGACACTGCAAAAAAAATGGATGGGAAATAGAGATGCAAGTTCTGTAGTGGAACAAAAGAAAAGGGTGGCTGTAGGTTTAGGAACTTTTAACGATTTTGGCCAACCTCTTTCATTTACTACATATAAAGATGTAAATACAGTTTCTAGTGCACTTACACGCGTTCGAGCTGGAGGAGCTGTAGCACCTCCCAAAAAGAATGCTTTACGAACGAATGATCTAACGCCGACATTTTCTCCGGCCCAAAATAAAGTCCTTTACGGAATAAAATCGCCCACCAGTTTTCATTAATCATATTTTTTTTTATAATAGTATAATATAAATGAACACATCCGCCTACTTGGTAGAGTTTTTAGGAACTGTTTTCTTCATTTACGTCATCTTGGCTACTGGAAATCCTTTAGCAATCGGCGCTGCATTAGCAGTTGCCGCATTGTTGGCCTCTAACATCTCGGGTGGCCACTTTAACCCTGCAGTCACGCTCACTATGGCATCGGCTGGAAAGCTTCCCACCGCTGACGTGGCTCCCTACATCGTGGCACAAGTCTTTGGAGGCTTGGCTGCGTATGAGATCTACAAGCGCTTCAAGATCTAAGTTGTTAGCGTTTACTAATTTGTTATTATAATAAGTATTAGAATATATATACTTATTATAACAAATGGCAGAAATAGAATTAGAAGATATGTTAAGAGCGTTCTTTCCAAAAAGAACGGTTACCGCTTTTGAATTAGAGACAATTAAAGACAATTGGTCAGCTATACTAATTGAAAGAGATGATCTTCGTCATCGTAATAGTAGTATGACGGATAAGGAAACACTTGCTAAATCAGTATATAATGTAACAGGTCAACTAATGGTTGATGGTATAGATTTAGAACTATCAGATAGAGATATACAAGAAAAGATAGCTGAAAAAAAGATAGCTGAAGAAAGAAAGAAAAATATAAGTAAAATAAAAGTTGAAGGGGAACTAACTGTTGGTGCTATTGAAAAAACAACTCGAGGTGCAGTAAAAGTGTTAACATTATTCGACGGTGGTCCAATAACCCCTATACAAGGCATAATGGAAAGTATTACCGATGATGGCAGAACAGTTAAACAGCTGATACAAGATGTTATGAAATCAAAAGAGAAATCATTAGTAAGAATCATCTTTGAAACAGGAGATAGTATCGAAAGTTGCACTATTAATGATCGTCATAAAGAACACATTTTTTCAAGCTCTCTTTCTGATATATCATTTATAACTGATATTATGCAACATTATCATCGTGAATTTTTAAGTAAACTAACAAGACGATACAAAACGCCAATCCATATTCTGCATAGGATATCATTTAGTTTACCTGATATTGGATCCAATAATGGAACTTCTGGATCTGGACAAATTCTTCATAGAGAATTTAAAAATCACGACAAGCAACAAGCAGAAGATCTTGAATCAGCTTCGCATATTGCATTTTATACGGCATTATTAGAAAACGCAACCGGAACTCAAAAAGGAACTAAAATAGTCTGGTTACAGGAAGATGGTAATATCGCAGTTGGATGTTTACCACCAAGTAATAGGCATACATTTGTCTGTTCTGACAGACAAATTTTGCACACTGAACCGGCTTTAACAATTCTCGATCATAGAGAACAATTTTTTAGAGTATTAATAGCAAGTGAAATTACATTTGAAGAAGAAGAAGAAGAAGAATACAAAAAAGGTATACATATTATACCTCCATCAATAATAGAGCGTCGAAATGAAGACGAAGGAGGGGGGGGGGGTGGGGGGGGAGGAGGTGGAGGGGGAGGTGGAGAGCCACAATACTCAATTTTAAGAGACGTAGCAAACGCAGCATCAAAGCGTGCATTTGGAGGAGCTATTAAACGTAAGTGTAATGAAAAAGCAAACAAACCAAAAACGAAAAGACAAAACAAAACGAAACAAAAAAAGACAAAACAAAACGAAACAAAACGAAACAAAACGAAACAAAACGAAACAAAAAAAGACAAAAGACAAAAGACAAATTAAATTCGTCGGCTCTTGACACCAATATTTCGAACCGAACCCACACCACCCGCAGATAGGCTTCCTGGTTTATAGTAAACCAAGGAATTATCCGTAAACAGTGGTTTTCCTAATGCTTTAGCATTGTCTGCTGACGGGGCTGGCCACATACGAAATTGAACGCTTACTGGATTAGAGAATTGAATGTAGGGTGGAGGCATTATATACTATAAATTATATACTATAATTGGAGAAAGGAAATTTTACAGCTTTTTCTGCGTCATCATACGATACAGTAAAAATAATCCTAATACAGTAAGACCACCCATATATAATTGCGTAGCTAATTCCATTCTACCTTGTTTGATCTCTTTCTTTTGTTCCGCTTCTTTTCTTTCGTTCTCATGATCTAGTAAAAAATAGTCACCACCAAGGGAGATTGCATCCATATTCAATGGGTTCTCATAAGAGGTAGTAAATTCAATGGTGTTTATTTCTTCTTTTCCGTAGGCCGGTGCCTGACCCGGTATTTCTTTGAAGATATCTGTTCTGTCTGCAGGTTGAACACAGGTTGGGCAATCAAACCCTTCGACCACATTACTACTAGTAGTAGGCAAGGGTCGATTTGCTAAAATACCAGCAGGTAAAGTTTTCTCCTCTTCTTTAACAAAGGGCGATGTTTGCATCTCTATACTATATAGTAAGAATAGGAAAAAGAATTAAAGACATTGTGCGCAATCTTAATACTATCATGTGTGGAATTTTTGCATTGCTAAACAATTCGGCAAATGCTACACCTCTAACTTCCTCCTATTTACAAGAACAATTTAATAAAGGGCGTCATCGTGGTCCCGAATTTTCTGTATATAAAACAGCCATGATTAAAGCCGATATAGGGTTTCACCGTCTTGCCATTAATGGTCTAAATAGTGAATCAAATCAACCCATCATTATTGATGACATTGCTCTCGTATGTAACGGTGAAATCTATAATTTTAAAGAGCTGTATGCACAAATGCCCCACATCGAGGTAGAGACAGATTCAGATTGTGAGGTAATTCTTCATTTATACAAGGAGTATGGTATAGAATATACTCTTCAGGTTCTCGATGGTGTCTTTTCATTTATCTTAATCGATTACCGATATGACAGGGATGAATCGAAAATCTACGTTGCGCGTGACCCGTATGGGATAAGACCACTCTATACTCTGATGGCCGAGTTATCAGGAGAACCGATCTACGCTTTTGCAAGTGAACTGAAAATGTTATCTGATATTGCACATACTTTAAGTGGACCGAAAACTAAAATTGGTAACATTGACCCGGCTTATAAGGTAGAGCAGTTTTTACCAGGAACATTTTCAGAGTTTACTATGCCATTCAAAGTGTCACCAACTTGGTCGGCTAGCAGAACTAACATTGTTTACCATACTCCTGGATTTCATACCAATATGATGGGTAAGGAAGTAACGTTGGATCATGCACGGCTAGGCATTCGCACCTATTTTACAAAAGCAGTTGAAAAACGATGTGCGGCTACAGAAAGACCCGTAGCTGCACTTTTATCCGGTGGTCTTGATAGCAGTTTGGTCGCTGCCATTGCAGCGCAGTATATGAAGGAGAATGGACTACCTGTATTAGAGACGTATAGTATTGGTCTAGAAGGATCTGAAGATCTGAGATATGCTCAGTTAGTAGCAGAACACATTGGTTCTGATCATCATGAGGTTCTCGTTACAGAAGCGGATTTTACATCCGCCATTCGCGATGTCATTGTAGATATTGAAAGTTATGATACGACGACGGTTCGTGCGAGTTTGGGGAACTGGCTATTGGGTAAATATATTAGTGAGCATAGTCAAGCCAAGGTTATTTTGAATGGAGATGGATCGGATGAATTGACTGGAGGATATCTGTATATGAAATGTGCACCGAATGCCATGGAATTTGATAAGGAATGTCGTCGATTGTTGAAAGACATTTATTTGTTTGATGTGCTGCGTTCCGATAAATCCATCTCGTCGCATGGTCTAGAACCGAGAACCCCGTTCTTAGATCGAACTTGGGTGCAATATTATTTGTCCTTGCCTTTGTCGCTGCGATACCCTAATGATGAAAATAGTCGTAATAATGATGAAAATAGTCGTAATGATGATGAAAATAGTCGTAATGATGATGAAAATAATAGTAATGGTAATTCGGTAGAAAAGTATTTACTACGTTCAGCATTTTCTCAAGATCAAATGGACTTTAACCTGTTACCTGAAGAAGTATTGTGGCGTAGAAAAGAGGCGTTCAGTGATGGTGTCAGTAAAACGACGCGATCACTCTATGAAATATTGCAAGAATACGCAGCAAAAACGATACGCGATAAGGCTATGAATATTCACCATTTAATACCCAAGACGACAGAACAAATGTTGTATCGACAGATCTTTGAAGAGTGTTACCCAGGAATGAGCAAGATTGTCCCTTATTTTTGGATGCCTAAATATGTGGAAGCAGCGGATGCTAGCGCGAGAACACTTTCCATTTATACACCCTTAAAGATTTAAACGCGAATTTTACGGCAACGACGCGTTCGTCTATTTCTACGAGATCCTTTTTTGCAACGTTTTCGTTGTGTTTTTCGTTTGCCCCTTAAAAAAAAGTATAGTTTGATACATTATTAGTTATATCCAAATATGTATCTATAACGTCTTTATTGGGAAAATTATCTTTATTACTGCCGATAACGCCTGCTAATTCTGTTGAGCCAAAATTTAAGTTAGGTCTTACTTTATTGCAATTATTTCTTATGAAGAAAATACAATGAAATTTATCATTGTGTATCTTAAGTATAAAATTATATGAAGTTTTTTTTAGTTTATCTATCATCTCGTAAAAAATATTTCTATTTTCGTAAGAAAATGTTATGAACCACCCTCTGAAACCATGTGTATTTATTAATCCATTTTTTGACGGAACGTATTTGAAAATAGGAAATTCTGTTGTTGTAATTTGACAATGAAAATGTTCTAAAGAATTACCGCACATTCCATTAAAGAATATAACACCTGTTGGATTCGTAAGTAATAACTTATAAATATTACCGAATAATTGTATTACCGAATTAGTAATCATATCAAATTGGGTTACATGGGTTGATACTGTTATCAAAAAATGATTATCTAAATATGGAAACGCATTAGGAATCATAATAAATCCATCGTCAAGATTGTATCGTTTAATTTTATCTATACTGGTGCATACAGTTTCGACATTTTTCTTGGTAAAATAACAAAGAGGACATGTAATACTACTATTACACATAGTGTCACTTTCTATCATACAATTTATGTCACGTCCAATTCTACACGGAGTAGTGATAGTTATAAATTCGGTATCCTGAATATTACCTATTTTTATTTGGTCTATTCTGTTTTGACATAGATTAATATTATTATTATTATTATTAGTATTGCAACTGGATGTTATTATATCATAAAACCCTTTATTCAAAAGCTTTCTTTTTAATTTCTTTATATCTAACATTTCAATATACTATAATATAATAGTATATTATATAATTTGGCAAAAACATAAAAAAGAAGAAAGTAAAAAATTGAATAAGTCCTAGATCATACTATATATATGTCAGAAAATGTCTGTTGCCATCCGAACTGAAAGTATTCAAACCACAATTTGCGCTCTTAATGGAGATTTTTCGGGTAGAAGAGATGGTCCCGGATACGACGAGAGCAAAACAATTCATATCCATCGCAGAAATCGGGCTTATGTATGGTCGAGAGATATGCAACTTGCGTTCTTAGATAGTATTTTGAAAGGGTATTATATTCCGCCTATTATTTGTTCTTCGCGTATTGTTGAGGGGGTGGAGCGACGCGAAGTAATGGAAGGCGGAAATCGAATTACTACTATTCGTCGCTTGTTAAACGGAGATGTTCTTACATTGACAGCGGAAGAAATACGAATTGTTGAATCGCATCCAATTAGTATTGTCGTCATGCGCAATCTGACAAGCAAGCAGACACGAGAAATGTTTCGTAGATTGAATAAAAATGTCAAGGTGAGCGACGGTCAATTATATTCAATGTCGGAGGAAGATTCGCCTTTAGTTCGCGAAGCATTGGCCCTACTAAATGACGACGAATATCCACTGAGAACACGCATTACAGATTATTTCTTTGATACGCGCGGAAACGATAATGACGGCAAAGCAAATCTAGAAAATGCTATCGCTCTTGTGTCGGGTGCTCTTTATGGTCCAGAGTTTATTACCAAATCATTTGCTAGACAAGAAGACCACGTAGAAAATCAGACAGAAATAAACCGAACAAAGATTACCACTGTTCTCGGATATACGTTCGATGTCTTTCGACAAGCTGATGAGATAGTAGAGCTTACTGATAAGCGAAAGAAAAAGGCACAATGGACAGTGGGAAAATATTTAGGTGCCATATTGTATGATATTCAAATGAATTTGGATAGCATACAACAAATACAAACAAAATGGCTACTTATCTTGGAAAAATTCGAAACGGTGTAACAGATGCTGAAGAAGCGATTGTAGTTTCAGGAGCGCAAAACATCAACGTTGATAAATTGAAGCGTATTAGCGTGAAAGTGGACATATATCTATTGGAAAATCGTATTATGACAAAAGAAGAACTTAGTAAAATACATCATCCTGTTCCAGTTGAAAGCGAGGAAGAGGAAGAGGAGGAAGACGATGATAATAATTCAATTTAACTATATTCTAAAATTCCGTAGTAAAATCAAACACATCGGTGTCCATCGTTTTGTTGGCCATGGCATATTCCGAATTGGTGCGCTCAAAAAAGTTCACCTTGGACTGTATACTGATACACTCCATAAAATCAAACGGATTGGCAGAATTGTAAATTTTATCATAGCCCAATTGGAGGGACAAACGATCCGCCACAAATTCAATATACTGCGACATGAGTTTGGCGTTCATTCCAATCATACGACAAGGCAACGCTTCCATAATAAACTCCTTCTCAATGTCAACCGCCTCTTTAATAATATCCATAATTTTTTTCTTGGGTAACTTGCGTTCTAGCTTGCTATATAATAAAATGGCGAATTCGGTATGCAGCGCTTCATCCCGCGAAATAAAATCATTGGACAAGGTCAGTCCATGAAGGAGACCTCGCTTCTTGATCCAATAGATACTACAGAAAGCACCGCTAAAGAAGATGCCTTCAATGCAGGCAAATGCGACGAGACGCGTAGCAAAACTACTGCGTTTGTCTGCAATATATCGCTTGGCCCAATCGGCCTTTTTCGCGATGCATGGGAAATTTGTGACTCCATGAAGCAATTTGTCTTTTTCCTCATGATCCCGAATATAGGTATCGATCAGTAAACTATACATTTCTGAATGTATATTTTCCATGGCAATCTGGAAACCATAGAAGGCGCGAGCTTCAGAGTTCTGAACATCATTCATAAAACGCGCGGCCAAATTCTCCATCACAATACCATCCGATGCAGCGAAAAATGCTAGAATCATGGATAAAAAATACGTTTCGTCTTTTGATAATTTGGCCCAATCAGCCAAATCTCTGGATAAATCTACTTCCTCCGCACGCCAAAAGCAGTCAACTTGTCGTTTATACATTTGCCAAATATCGTCATATTTGATTGGAAACATAACGTGACGACTATCGTCAGGCTTCAAGATTGATTCGACAAACGGTGCGGTCACTGCAGGAGGAGCTTCGGAACTCATTACGCTAAATAATAGTATAAGGATATATTTATTTCCTTTACAAAAATACTATAAGTGAGAATTTCTTGTTTTACGTAATTGTTTACCTGCTTGTAATCGAGGTCTACCTGTTTTGTTTTTACGCAGTAAGATAAATTCATCCTCTATATCGACCTCAATTTCGTTTTCTCCTACCTCACCTTGTTGTGAGTTGAGAAAATACACAAAATGTCTTCCTCGTCTACTTGATCGTCTCATATATTTGCCTAACTTCATATCTCCTAATGCATAAGATTGTCCAACCCTTAGATGATTGTATTTGACCATGTTATAGTATATTGATACTTATAATTTCTTCATAAGGAAATAGATCGAAATAAAAAAAGGCAAATACAGCCTTTGTAACGCAATCCAATGCAGTATATGCGTTATCCATGGTTGTTCTATCAAGGAGATAGGCAAGACCATATAATGACCACAATATAAATAAAACGACAACAATATGTTGTTTTCAGTATTGGTCTTACCTTTCATGAAATGATTATATAGAAGGAAAAAATCCCGATGAATGGAGCGAAACCGAGTAAATTGGCACTCAATTTATCCATCATACCCGAGTATTCAAATGCCAACATAGAGATGTTAAGCAACCTTTGTCTGATCAAACGGTAGACCACTATGCAAAACTAATAGGAGAGATAACGAAATAAGCATTAATGGCGTCGTGATCATCCAATCGAAGCTTGTCTACCATTTCCTTGTTATTCAAATCGATGACGAAACTAAAATAGTAACCATAATATAGTGCTCACTTTTTTTTGGGACTATAAAACCGGTCAGGAACGTTATGAGAGAGGCGGCTACCATAGTATAAAAGGTAATTTTCATCATGAAGATATTGGTTGGGTTACTTGTCAATATTTTGGGCACATCTGATGAAGGTTTCAGAGTAGGTTGTGCTTGTGTAGTTGGACTAGGTTGTGCTTGTGTAGTTGGACTAGGTTGTGCTTGTGTAGTTGGACTAGGTTGTGATTGCACAGTTGGACTAGTTGGAGAATTGGATCTTCTATAGCAAACGGATTCGGCCTCGAAGATGGAGTCGACATTTCCGTAACATATGGACTCGGTTTCTTAGACGTAGTAGGAACTGGACTCGGTTTTATGGTTGAAGGAGGTAAACTTGATAATATAGTATCTTCATTAAAAAGCTGTAAGTTCTATCATTTGTAATATAATAACATAAATAAAAATAGGTATCTATTTTAAACGATGGAACTAAAGGATTTATTCGGAAAAGTGGGTGAAGGAATTCACTCCTACCGTTTTATGAGTCTAGCTATCGTCGATGTATTAATGACCATTGTTGGTGCAGGTATTCTATCCTATCTTTTTCAATTTCCCTTTTGGCTAACCTTAGCATGTTTATTTGTCTCTGGAATCATTCTACATCGCCTATTTGGAGTGAGAACCACAATAGATAAACTGTTATTTACCTGATGAACGGGCAAGGCGCTGACGAGTCATAATGAATGTGATGTTGAATACTACGCGTCTATTCATTTTCTACTATTATCTTATCTGGACTACGGTTAAAGGTTGGTATATATTTCATAGGTTTAGATTGATCACAATAAACATGTATCTCTCCCATTTTAGTAAACGTTGAAAAAATGCGATTGTTTTCTTCCATCTTAGCAGGGAGGTTTATAATTTCTGCCAATTTTATATAGGCGTCATTAACGTTATTAATAGCATGAGGTAACCCAGACGATATCGTTTCGCTTATTCCAAAGTTTGAACGAAAACTGGCACCATAATGAATCATATCAATTGCGCCGAATAGTTCTGGATTTGCATTTTGTTTTGAAAATCCAACTGTGAAATCATTAAGATTTTTGAACCATTGTAATAATCGTAAATCATGAGACATGTTTCGTTTACTACTACAAATATAAGCAAAACTACCAGGACTTGTTTCGGGTTCTAATGTTCCAAATCCTTGAAGAATACCACAGTCTCCGGTAACAACATTTCCTAAATAAGTTGTTTCCGTTTTTTTACATTGAGAAAGACGACATAGCTGAGAACGAACTTCCCGAGAACCAAATGATTGGGTTTTAAAATAACAACGACCATAATCAAGTATTTTTGAGATAAAACGCGTTTTAAAGCGAATAGTGGTAGAATCTGGCATATGATAATAACACTCAAAATATTTATTTTCTTTTGCTGGATATAAAACCACGTTTTCTTGATGTAAGTCGTAGTGTGTAAATTCATTTTTCAATATACCTAAAGGTAAATAGATTTGAAATAAAATATACAGAAGGTCATATTTATAAAATAATTCAGATGATGATTGCTGATAGGGTGTGTGTTTCAAATACTCCGTTAGTTTTTTTTCCGTTTTTATATGTTGAATTAATATGGCTATGTGTTTTGAATGTTGACAACCAACTCCTAAATCTAATTCACCTGTTAATTCTTCTAACCGATCTGTTATCGTTGTTTTGGAATGCATACGATTGACCGCTGCAATATTAAATTCATTCCATGCAACTTCATTTCGATATTTATATATACCATAGGTTTCTAGAAAACAAGGAAAATATAAATTTTTTGTATTGATAAATGATCCTGCTAAAACTTCATACATGAGATTATCACTCTTTGAAGTTCTTGATGATTTCAATATAGCGTGACTAACATAATCCTGCTTCACCATTTTATAACGTAAATGTTCACCATTACGGTTATGAACATCGACTCGTTTATAACCTTCCTTTTTAAATTCAATTTCAGTAATAAACCCATTGCTTGATGTTGTTTCCTTAACTTTTATAGGAAATGTAATATATGGTGAATTTATTTCGGTAAGTGTAAATCCATTAAAAAATTTATTTATCTTTCTAACTTCTTTACCAAACGCTAAACAAGCGCCTGAATCTTCACAAATAGAATTTAAGAAATAGCCAGTTATTAATTGCCTATTTTTTAGAAATAACTTTGCTGTTTTTCTCAGTAAATATGCATTTCTAATACGTTCGGTTTCGCGCTTATATGCTGTGGGCGAATCAATACTTTTCCATATTTCATCTTCTCCTTCCTCTTCTTCTGTAATAGCATTTGATGTTTCGCTACAGTTTAATGTCCCTCCTTTACAACGACGCAGTTCTTGTTTTCTAACAGTTTTGTGTTTTTTAATCATATATATATATTATACACTTTTTTATCCACGGCTATTGTAATATGCGCAGGCAAAATAGTAATTGTGCGAGCGCATTGGACGACGACACTCCTATTGGCATGGTAGTCAGACCGAAAAGTCGCAAGCCGAGGAAACAGAATGAAAAGGAGATTAAAAGAGAATATCAAAATGAAATAGAATTGGAACTTTCTCTTTCTTTAGTAAAACAAAGAGAGATATTTGAGAACCTGGAGCATTTATCCGCTGCAGAAAGGGAGAAGTTTGAACGCCGATTTACTCAGCCTAAAAACGAAAGTCAACAGGTCTATGCAAATCTCTTGGCGCAAAAATCGAAAAAGATTGTCGTTGCTACTGGGCCGGCTGGAACAGGCAAAACCCTCTTTGCAACTGAACATGGAATTCGACAATTCTTATGTGGAAACTACGAGCGACTTATCTTTACGCGACCATCGGTTTCCGTAGACGAAGATCTAGGATATTTGCCGGGAACCTTGGAGGAAAAGATGGCGCCTTGGATTCGACCCATCTATGATATCCTGTATCAATTTATTTCGCCCAAAGACGTGACTACATTGATCGAGGATAAGGTGATTGAGATTGCACCTTTAGGCTATATGCGCGGCCGCACCTTCAAACATTGCTGGATTGTAGCAGACGAAATGCAAAACTCGACTCTAGCTCAAATGAAGATGTTAATGACTCGTTTAGGTGAAAATAGCCGGCTTATCATTACCGGAGATTTAGAACAGTATGACCGGGATAACGAAATGAATGGTTTAGATGATTTTTTGCAAAAGTTCAAGGGGAAGCGATCCTCCAGCATCACCAGTTTTGAATTTCAGCGCAGCGATATTCAGCGTGAAGATGTGGTGAAAGAGGTGCTAGATATTTATGCAGGAGATATTCCTGCATGCTATAAAGAAGATGAATTATGAGATTTTTTCGCATGATATGTATAATAATAGAGTATGTTATCAAAATTAAAAGGGTTTATTAATCGTTCTAACCTTTTAGAGAATCGTATGGTTTTATATAGCACATTTTTTGTTAGCATTGCCAGTCTCGTCTTTTTTACAGTGAAAAATGACGTCCGCTGTATCAGTTTGTTTACCGTTCTTGCCTTTTTAACAACATTTTTTCATGAAAATATGATAGTTGTCTTATTGACAGCACTATTTGTAACATATGCAGTGTATCTTTCGAACGGATCATCCGCAGAAGGGTTCACGGACAAGGACAAAGAAGAAGACACGGAATCGAAGAAAAAGACTACAACAACACCTACAAAAAAAAAGACTAAAACAAGTCCCGAACCAGATGAAGATCCCGATGATAAAGAGACATTCAACAATAAAAAAAGGAAGGCTTACGAAGAGTTAAAGGGTGAATATATAGACTTTAAAGTAGTGCAAAAAGAACTTATGGATAATGTAAACGAAATACATCCTTTAATTGAAAAGGCAGACAAGTTTTTAGAAAAACTCACTAATTATAAAGAAAAATATAAGAATAAGAGCGATGATGCATAATAACGGTTGTTTTTTTGTATACGTATTTAGTATGATATGTATACAATAGTAATTACGGAATATTTATTTATTTTTATTATTTTTTCATGTATAGGCGTCTCGTGTTATTATATAGTCCAATATTTATTTAGACGAAAAGAGATCGAAGATGAAGAGATAAGGAAAGAGAAAGAAGAGTTAAAAAGGAAAGAAAGAGAGGAGGCCTTCGGTCTAAAAGATTTGGCTGATATACCGAAAAAAATAACGCGTGGATTCAACGATCTTAGTGGCATTGGTGACAAAATAAAGGGTGGTTTCGAAAAAGTTGGTGATATTTTCCAGGAGATCGTTAAAGGATTTAAACAAGTCGGAGATAAATTTAAGAATATTGGTGATGGCTTAAAATATTCATTTGAAGGAATTGGTGATACATTTGATGGGTTAGGTGAAGGATTAACCACTGGCTTTGATGATATTGGTAGGTTATTCAAATATACAGGATTGTTCACGTTTAGTTATTTAGAGTGTGGGGGAAAATTTATTGCAAATGTCTTTACCTATTGCGTAATGTTCTATCTATTTGATATTGCCAAACAGATTTTTTATGCCCCTTTTCGATTTGTCTTCTGGGTCATATCATGGTCTGGATTGAATATTTATAAAATGGTTGATTCGATTTGGGCACTCATCTATTTAATTGACGATACGATGAATAAGTATGCTGGTTTCAGTGTATTTAGCTATACAAGAGCGGTAAGAAACGATTGTTATTATTGCCGACGTATGAAAAAGAGCGCGCTCAAACGCATCGCTGAAAAAGTGGATTACGATTTTAACGTAGAACTACCTGCGAAGTTGAATAAAGGACAGGATAAATTTGACAGAGCTAAAACTAGTTTCGATGAATTAGTTGGCGCACCTCCGAAAAGAAAACCACGACCATTAACCAGAGAAGAAATATTTGCGAGCAGTAACCAAAAGTATCAAACTTATTTAATAGTAAAAAATGCGATGAGTAAGTAGAAATAAAAAGTATCAACCCATTACAATACTTTAATTTCTTTAGTAAATATAGGTAGGAACTATGGCGAAAAAATGTATACCTGGACTCTTTTGCATCGATAATATGTTGCTTTTCTTGGTGATAGTAATCCTTATTCTGTTACTCTATGTTATGCAAAGGCAGAATACAGTTACTATTGTGCAACCACAACAAACAGAACAAACAGAACAAATACCTAACCGTTCGGTTAGCACTCGTTTAGATCCGATCAATGATCCTTATTCGCCACCTATGTCCGCTGCTGGAGTCTATTTTCCACCAGATAGTGGAGATATACGTGGTGTCCCTATCAATATGAGAACTAGAGGTATGTTTTCACAATATGAACAAGTAGGCATTCTTACTAGGTCTGGAAATGGTTCTGCTGACAATATCCTCCCTCTTTTGGGAAGACAAGTGATGACTGGTCGCAATAAATGGCAATATTATACCATGACAAGTGGTTCTAATCTGAATACGAAATTACCAATCAGGGTAAACGGGCGAGATTCTACCGATGAATATGGATGTGATGAAATCACAAGTCGCGATAATGTCTATGTAGCTGGTTATAATGATGTATTTACAGCAACCGTTTATAATAAAAATTCATTTCAATATATTCCAGTTTAACCATATCGGTGTATAGCAAAATGACACATCATTTTTCATAAAAAAGAAGACGAAGAAAATGTTTTATATGCCTTTAGTATATATGTCCCAGTTTGATTTGAAGGATTCCAAGGCTCTTAATAATAATTATAAGTTAGTATATAATTTCTTGCCAAATGAGGTTATCAAGAGTGATATAGTGGTAAAAGATAGTTTTTTAAATGTCTCCTTCCCAAACAACAATACAACGCCGAATATATCTACTACCATGCCAACTATTCCCAATACATGGCAAACAACCTCTCTCTCTATTTATAACCTCATACATGACAATATAAAATCCCTGACAGATCAGAAAGGAAGCGGTATTGTTGGCGAATTAGTTATTAAACTAAAACCAACAACATCGAGTGGAACTGCTTATGTCTGTTTTTTGTTGAAAAAGAGCCCAGATAAAAATCGTCCATCAAATGATGTGGATAATATCATGTTTTTATATAATAATGCAACATCGGTTACAGGGACCATTACTTTAAATCACACGATTGTAAAACAGAATGCATGCATCTATTACAAAGACGTGTTGTCGAATCATGTGTTTGTGTTTACTACACCTATTTTGATCAACGCGCAAAGTGCAGCATTTATTGCAGAAGGAATCGACTCGAAGGACGCGCCCTTTTCACCAAAAACGCCACCTAATAAGGCCTATTCCATTATAACATCGATTACTCAATTGGAGGAGGACCAGATCTATATTAGTTGCAATCCAACAGGTGAAAGTGACGAGACATTGGATACATACAATGTTCCCATTAACAGTGAATATACCGACTCCAAACAGCAAATCGATTATATGAAAATGACGGTAAATTTTTTCATCTTTGCACTGGGTCTTTTATTCTGTTATTTTTTTGTTCCCACCATCTATAAAATATGTATTATCGATCAGATTATTCGATTCCACCATGCTTATGCAGAAGGTGATGCTGTCCCAACTTTATTAGTTCGTTTGAGAACCGTAGACTTATATATTTCCTTTATTGTCTGTGTGGCCGTGTTAACATTGGCAATCGTCGGATTCAAAGAATCTGATTATTATTTGGTCACGTCGGGTCTCTTTTTAGCATTCTTCTATGGACTCTCCTATGTTCTCGTTCAGCATAACAAAATGTCGCCTGATTGGAGGAAACCTGTCAAGGAATATGATGACGAATTGATTTATGATCCGAAACGAAATTATGTAAATTTCAAAGATTTCGCGACGTTTGCTGCACAAGCAGCAGTCTTTTTATTACATCAGCTCCCTTATATCGCTGCTATTGTTGTATTTAATATTCTCGCACTTATCTTTTATTGTTTATCTGAAGGCGCCAATGGAGATATGTGGAAGAGCGTATTTGAAACGAATTTCAAATCTTATCCTATTTATGTAGCCTTAATTATCATCCTGGGTATACGGGTTGCCATCATGGTTCCGAAAAGTGGAAACTAAATATATTATTTATTTGTAAAAAAAATATATTTACCATTCAACGTCGTCATCTGTTTCTGTTTTGTTTTTTGTTTTTTTTGCCTTCATCTCATATTTTCCATGAGCAAAAGGATCATGTAAACAATCCAAAAAATACCGTGCTGTAATATCACCGTTGCTGCCATTATCCTTTTTCACCTTACCGACTCCACTTTTAGGATCTTTATTTTTGTAACGATATCCCGTTACCTTAAATGCGCCTGAACTATCCATGTCTTTAGAAATTTTTACCCATCGTTTTTTATCAAGATAACGAAAGCTTACGATCCTTCCTCGCCATCCATGATTTTTGATAAAAGAGGTTTCTTCTTCATTGTTCGATCTGACCGACCCTCCTTTCATAGTCTTTGCATTTCCTCCTCTACTCTTTTTTGATTTGTTACGTTTTTCTGTCGACATATATATATATAATTACTAGAAAATAATTTAATGAGGTTACTTATTATCGTCATTTATTCCGAGGCACCAGAATATGAGGATATGTTAAAGCTTCAACGTTCCTACTTGAATAGGTTTGAAAATGTATCTTCATTTTTTGTGACACACCGAGAACATCAAATGAATCTGATCGATATAAAGGACGATTTTATTTATGTGAAAGGGAAAGAAGAGTATTTGCAAATTACACATAAAACAATCAGAGCATTTGAATATGCTCTGAAAAATGTCGAATTTGATTATGCCATCAGAACAAACATCTCGACCGTCATCAATATTCCGGAGTTACAAAAATATTGTTCTACTCTACCTAAGCATCATGTTTATACATCAGGATGCATGTTAACACTAGACGCACTTAACGAACCATTTGGTATTGTAGATACATCCTTATTCGGCACAGTTTACGCCAGTGGAACTAGCATTATCTTGTCCAAAGATCTTGTGCAGCGTCTTGTTCAATTTCAACGATTTATCCGCTACGACGTCATCGATGATGTTGCAATTGGCCATTTTATTTCGAAATATGCATCCAATTCATATTATGATCGGCTGGCCAAATGGACTATAGTAACAGACCATTTTCACTTCGACAAGTCGACCGTCTTTTATAGAAATCGATCTTCGACCGATCGACTCGTGGATGCTAAACATATGAAAGAAATCATTCATATTTTATATGCTTTTGAAAAAGAGGGGTTTACATTATCAAATTGGTCGGATGATTGGTGGACGCTCTATTTATGCATTGCGTTTGGCACCCTCGTAGTCTCTATTATAACTGCCAAATAAATGGATTATTATTATTATTATCGTTTAATAGGTTGAAGCGGACCCTATTGACTCCGACACAGGCTTATAAGAGGTCGGCAAAAACTGAACTGGTTCACTTTTGCCGATTGGGGACATATTAGTAATCATGTCTACTTCTAAAGAATCCGTCTTCAACTCTTTATTCATCTCAATCAGCTCTTCATCTTTTTTCGCTTGGCTAACCGATGTAGGAACAGAAGCTGTAGTTACCATCGCTGCATTACTATTACTGTTATTGTTATTCATACGTCTCAATAACTCATACACTGCAAAAACAAAGAGGATGGAAATGATTGGATTAACATAGAAAAAAAGAAAGACTGCTGCTAGAAGCATCATTCCAATACCTATAGGTGAGTCGGCAATACCGTTTAAGAAGAGAGGAGTTGGAACCGGAAATATAAGATATAATAGTATAAGGATACCACCACCTATTTCTAAAGGAGTAACATCTTTCGTTAAATCTGAGAACTTCATATTAATAATATAGTATGGGAGTATATTTTTTCCATCCTTCAGAAAAATTGAAAGAGAAATGAGCTAAATATAAGATAGATAAATTTGTTTGCGAAATGAAGAAAATGAAAAAGACCATTCCAATGTATTGCTTAAGCAATGAGCTGAAGGAAAAAATTCGAGAGAAATCTTATCTCGGTAAAAAAGGATATACTGTCCCGAAAGATGTCTTAACTGTAGAGGAGAATCAGTTTTTGCGTAAAGATCTACTGATGTTACCTATACAAATGGGTAATTATGGTGGTGCTGCTAGCGCTACTTCCGCTTTTCCCGTTTTCAGGGAAAGTGATAAGAAAATCTATTTGCCTCGATTTTACGGCGTTGAACGTTACGGTCTACCCTCTCGTTCTGATTTAGATGACGGCAATACAATCTCCTTAACATTCGATAAACCCCTCCGAGATTATCAAAATCATATTGTAGGTGTCTATACTGATTATGTAGCAGACCAACCTAATGGTGCGATATTAGAGGTGCCGTGTGGTAGGGGGAAATGTCTTGCTAAAGATACGATGATCCTCCTATTTGACGGTTCTCTAAAGCCAGTTCAAGATATTGTAGTTGGAGACCAACTGATGGGTGACGATTCGACTTGTCGCACTGTATTATCCTTAGCATCAGGCAAAGAAATGATGTTTCAGGTGAAAGGGTTGTATGACAATGGGTATACTGTCAATCAGAGCCATATATTATCATTGAAACATTCCATCACTGGGCAAGTTCTCGATATGTCAGTAGAAGATTATTTGGCTTTTCCAGACAAGGATTTGTTTTGGGGGTATCGCGTCCCCATTACCTTCCCTCACATTGAATTGGGTCCTGAAAAATTGGACCCATATCAATATGGTGAGATATCGGCTTCTATGACGTCATTCCCTTTAGAACGGGAATATAAATGCAATAGTAGGCACATCCAACTTGAGGTTCTCGCAGGTATCGTAGATAATCTAGGATTTGTCACAGAACATGAATATAGTATTCAGTTAGCTGCTTACCAAACCACGTTTGCGGAAGAAATCCTGTTTCTATTACGGTCTTTAGGCATCGGTGCAGTTCCTCATGTGTCTAAAGCACATATCATTATCCAGATGTGGAGCACGGATCATATTCATACCAATGAAATCCCGATTCGACGACTTTATAATTTCCGCACCAATATCAATCTGCGACTTTCCTTGTCCTATCCTATCCAGGTTAGGTCTGTAGGCGTCGATCAATATTATGGATTCGAAATTGACGGGAATCGTCGATTTGTTCTCGGCGATTTTGTAGTTACACACAATACAGTGATGGCTTTAAAAATCATTTCGGAGATACAAAAAAAGACACTCATTATTGTTCACAAGGAATTCCTCATGAATCAATGGATCGAAAGGATAAGTGAATTTCTACCTATGGCCAAGGTGGGGAAAATACAGGGTCCTACCTTTGATATTGCTGAAAAAGACATTGCCATTGGTATGGTGCAAACATTGTATGACAAGGATTTCGGACCGGATGCGTTCTCATCCTTCGGATTAACGATTATTGACGAAGTTCATCGCATTGGTAGCGAGCAATTTTCGAGAACCTTGATGAAAACGATTACACCCTATATGTTGGGAATATCAGCTACTGTAGACCGCAAAGATGGTTTGACCAAGGTTCTCCACATGTTTATCGGTAACAAAATCTATTCAGAGGAGAGGAAAGACCAGGATTTGGTGCAAGTTCGAGCCATTCAGTATAAATGTCAGGATAGCGAATTCAATGAAACCGAACTGGATTATAGGGGGAAGCCCAAATTCAGCACCATGATTGTGAAGTTGTGCTCCTTTGGCCCCCGGAGCGACCTTATTGTCAAAGTGCTGGCCGATTTACTCAAAGAGTCGAGCAATCAAATCATGGTTCTCTGTCATAATCGATCTTTGTTGACCTACTTGCACGGAGCAATTGGTCATCGTATTGGTGCATCTGTAGGATTCTATGTTGGTGGGATGAAGATACATGATCTACAGGAGACTGAAGAGAAGCAAATTGTCTTGGCCACGTATGCTATGGCTGCTGAAGCGCTGGATATTAAAACGCTGTCTACTCTTGTCATGGTAACGCCAAAAACAGACATTATTCAATCTGTTGGCCGCATCTTAAGAGTCAAACACGATAATCCTATCATTGTGGATATTATAGATTCTCATAGCATTTTCCAGAACCAATGGACACAACGCAAACGATATTATAGAAAATGTAACTATCATATTGTTCAAGTCGATTCGACGGCTTACCGTGGTATGGAAGATCGGGATCATTGGAAGACTGTATATCATCCAGTCGCAGCAGTAGCTCAAAAAGATGATGATGGAGGGGACGAGATAAAAGAAACTACTACTTGCTTAATTCGCCTGGACGACGAAGAAACGTAAAAGTAGTAGTAGCACAATTATGTCTTCCTATAGAATAGAATCATGCAACCTTATATATTCATATCTCTTTTCATAGCGTTTTTATGGGGGTTGCATCCGATTGTAATAAAACGTTTGTTGGAAAAATTCAATTATTTTACAATCCTTTTTTTTACAAACACTGTTATGTTTACATGTGTTCTATTATTATGCTATTCTAATACATCATCCTTTATTGATGACTTGAGCATTATCGATACACAGGATCTTCTTACCTTAATGATTGTTCCTATTTTTACAGCATTTATTGGGAATTATCTTTATTATAACGTCTTAAAAACACATGAGAGTTCAATTGTATCGGCTTTGGTATATTCTGCTCCAGTATTTACCCTTATTTTAGCACATTTATTTACAAATGAGCGGTTAACGTTGCACAGTATATTAGGTATTCTCATGGTAAGCGTAGGAGTCATTCTAATATCATTACATTGAAATCAATTTATAAATATGCACGATTCTATTACCGCCGCCATTTTTTGCTATTACACGCAATGGTATCCATTTGCGAAATTTTGTATGAAATGTGCACTCCATCAATAGGACTCGGTTTACATCTACGTATTTATCCTCTTTTATATTTTGAAAATCATCTTCATCATCGCTCTCTTCAATGTAGTCCAAGTTCTTGTTTTCGCGTATATTTCGGAATAAGCCATTCATGAAGACACTGCTTTTGCAATTCGGGATATAAGCCACATCATAGTAGACCGGCATGTTATTTTTGCCGCATGCAAATAAATGGTATATGTCATATTGAATATCCGCGGTTACCTGAAAGATAGTTGGATAACGATATTGCGGTTTGCTCAAATCTTTTTTAATATTCATCGTTTCAAATTGCATAGTCGAATTAGATCCAGATGTTCTGCCCCCTTCAGCAATGACCTTTTTATTTTGAAAAACATTTAAATAGGGCATAATCTTGTTAGATGATCGATATTGGTAATGATGAACTGCATATCCAATCGTTTTTTCGTCCTTTATTGGTATCGCGTTTATCACTGGCAATACGAAACGTATTACGAAACGTATTAGCCCTCCTTGAATAGTTTTACTGTTCATGTCTTCCAATACTAAACGCATCATATCTAATCGTTCGGTAAAGACCGCATGTTTCACGGAATACCCACGAAAATAATAAATGTCCTCAGCTACAAAAAAAGAGGGAGAACCCTCCTGTTCTTCTACCATCGTCCCGTAAAGAACGGTTCCAAGGGCTAACTGAACACTAACTGATAAGTTATCCACCTTCTTCAATGTTGTAATCTTCTTTTCTCTATTTAAATCTGCTATAAAACATACGTCTTCCTCACCATCGTAGGTGAACCAAGCGAACACCTTCTTCCCTACTGGAATAGCTAAACAACAATCATAGTGATCTTTCTTATGTGACACAGTTTCATAGGAAAGTTCGAATTTTGGGAATCGATGTAATAAATGGGTCATTACTATTACTGTTCTTTTGTTTTTATACCTTTTCACTAATATTGTTAGCAAATTCTAAAAGAGAAGAAGCCATGGTTTCCTTTTCTGACGGTGATATATATTTTTCTTCTACAGTTATTCTCTTCTTGTCCTTATCAATTATACGCCTTTTGCTATAATGTTGTATAACATAATCCCATGCTACATGTGCAAAATAAATTATGATTATAAATAAAAGACTTGTTCCTACTAATTCCAATATAAACATATTATTTATAGTATGACACCATTTTTTAGTTCATATTTTTAACGTAACAATAAATTATTTATAGAACAGATATAAAACGATTGACTAATATATTATATATATGCCGTCTGTTAGCGTTATTGTAGTGGAAAAAAATGGAACGATTAAAGAAGTTGACTTGAAGAAATTTGATGAGGAGGAGTTGTTTAAAAAGGCGGGATTCAAGACGAAAGATGGCTTTAAATGTCATACACAATGGGCTATCCCTGATCTACAAGGGAAGAATTATAATATATCTGTATATGGTAAGACGAACGGAAGAGCAAACCAAGAAAATAAATATGAATTTCCTCCTCCTATTGATACTGTCTTGTTCTTTGGAAACTGTATTCTTGTCAACAAAGTGAATGACGTAGTCACGTCTGTATCTGCAAAGGAATGGGATAACATTTACCAATTTTTATATGGTGGATTTGAAGATATTGGAGACGAGGACGAAGAGGATGATGAGGAAGATGACGATGACGATGGATTGCCTAGAACAAAGAGCGGTTATGTTAAAGATGATTTTATTGTCGATGATGATGAAGAGGAGGATGACGACGATGAGAGCGAAGAAGAGGAAGATGATGAGGAAGAGGAGGTAGTGAAGAAGCGGCCTAGGAAGAAGGTTGCTGCTACTGCTGCGAAAAAAGCAAGAAATGCGAATGTTCTATCAGTGTTTGAAGTGGCATCTAATGCAGTTATTGATGAGGCAAATTATTTGAATTGTGAGAGTGAGTTGGTCGAAGAGGAATATGTATAATTGTATAATTGTATAATTGAAAAATTGTATAATTGAAAAATTGAAATATTTAAAGACATGATAACTGTATAATACAATTATCATGTATTCAATTACAGATCCCGAGACATTTCGTTCAAAAGTGAAGTCAAAGATCCTCTCCTTGTTGCAAAACGATTCGGATCTTTCTACAAATACCGAAATTGCGATATACAATTACGCGATTAAGGAGGCGACCAATCGAAAAATTATCAAGAAATGGGAAAATCCGAAGTTTGTCATACTTTACACAGATCGTTTGAGAACCATTTTGTATAACCTAAACTCTCCTGACCTTCTTCAGCAGGTTCTCTCTAAAGAATTGACTCCACAAGCATTGGTTTTCATGACACACCAGGAAATGAAACCTGAGCGATGGACAAAGCTTATTGACGACAAGATTAAGCGTGTTGCTAGCAAACTTACCACAAATCACCAAGCATCTACCGATATGTTTACTTGTAAGAAATGCAAGGGAAAACGCACCACCTTCTACGAACTTCAAACCCGATCTGCAGATGAACCTGCGACCATCTTCATTACATGTTTGGATTGTGGTCAAAACATGAAAAGGTAATAGGATGCATATTGATTATAAAAAATTGAAAACTTTTTTTGGCAAATAGAAACAGAATAAAAGAGTAAGAAGAAGAACAATATGTCTATGTCCATTTTCCCAACAGAGAGATTAGAGAAGACGCTGGCCAATGGAAAAACGGTCAGCGTCTGCCGCTATTCAGACGAACGTATCATTCACTGTCACGTGGACGGTCAGATCCTCGTATGGTGGAACGGCTATGACAGGCCATGTCATCAATATGTAGATGAAGCTAGTTATACTCGAGACTATGTGTCGCGTAGAGAAAAATCAGGCTTTAGATATGATGCGTTTATTGGCCAAATTGACCCCGAGACTCATGAATTTGGTGGATCCGTTGTATCCGTGTGGCCAACCTCCTTCGATATTGTCGAGTCAGAACCCGATACATTTGTATACGTTTTGCGCTACTCGTCTGGTCGAGTTGTCCATATTGATGAGTTGGGCAAGGTCTTTGATTGGCCACACGGATACCTCGGACTATGCAGCGAGTATACAGATGTAGAGACCTATAATAATTATCCTAGTATGGATGTGTTTACTGGGATAATCGATTCGAACACCCATCTTCGACAAGGATTCGGTATGCGCCGCTACTTCAACGATCCCGATGCGGTAAGTATGCCAAATGGTTGGCTCAATCGTCGTCACGAAAGTCTGCCTTATATGTTCATCGGTAACTTTGTTGATGGCGAAGTTGCCGGCGAAGGAACTATGATATACATTAATAATTTGGTGGTTAGTGGAACGTTTGACAAGTGGGGCATGCGCAAGGCTCATCCAGTCAATCTTGAAACCATGCGTGGTGGCCAAGCTGATCCAGTCAATCTTGAAACCATCCGTGGTGACCAAGCTCATCCATTCAATCTTGAAACAATACGTGGCGGCCAGGTTACCAGAGCCAACACTGTAAATATCCTCTCCTGTCCTTCTGTCATACTCCCTCTAACCATTCAATATGATAGTTTTAAGGATGCCGGTATCTTAAAGTATACAGATCGAGTTCTCACCATTTCAGAAAACGGTAAAAGAACAGTGAGAAAAATGATGCGTTCAATACGTAAGTAAGAGAGGGAGGGAATAAGAAAGACCAAAGTAATGCACTTAGTGGTGTTTTGGTAAAATTTGACACCTTTTTTTCCCAGATCGGATCAGGCGATAATATAAGAAGATGACTACGCTACCCCGCAACAGAAGATGCTATTTTGGCTGCAGGAGGACGACCTGTTCCGATCATAAAATATAAATTCAATGAGTTTAAGAGACAAGCAAAGGCAAATAAGGTTCTCATTATGCTTTTTAGACACGGGCCTTTTCAAGAAAACTGCCTATGTTGTTTCAGATGAGAATGGATACGCTTTATCGTGCTACTACTATTTTGTTCCAAAAGATAACATTATGACCGCTTCAAAATTGATAATCTTGCTACAGACGCATAAAGAACGATGGTTGCAAGAAGTAAAAAATTGAAAACCTTTTTACAAGTGAAGCGGACTATAAAAAGGCTAAAGAAAGCAAATATGAACGAGGGCATTATGGATACAATCCTTGCTCTATTGAATGAGAGCAAGGAGGATTTTAGGTTCAAGCTACCTGCTACTGTAGCAGAAGTTACGTTCAAGGTGTCAGCATTTCGCGGGACGATAGAATATGTTGCAAATGACTCGACCGGCAAAACCGTGCCTAACGCTATCTCCAACAAGATTATTGAGAGCATGGAGGCTTTGTTAAAAAAAAGGTTAGCGGGGGTGTCTGGAGACGAAAATAAGAGAACCACTCACGCTCTACTATGGACAAAAAAGAAATTCTTCTTAGAAAACATGATTACCTATCTACACTACATAGAAGACGACTTGTTACCACTATAATAAAACTTCTAAATCTGAAAAACGCCAATATTCACATGCTCCGTTAGGCATAGGTCGTTTAATGATAAAGGGGATTTTTTTTTCATCATACTCTTTCAATGCTATAAGATATCCATCGATTATTGATTCATCTACCAAGCTAATCATTGGTTTCGCGCCAGAGTTAATCTGTTTGGCCCTCTCTCCTAAAATTCGCGCCTTTTCATATTTTGTTATAAACGGCAGAGTTTTATGAAATGGATCGATAATGACACCGTTTTCATTTCTCACCACTCTAGTCATCGTATCGACTTCTTCATAATTATGAACCTGTAATTCCGGATGATGTTTTGATATGATATCCGAATGAATGGAGTCTTCAAATTTCTGTAAGTAATGTTCATCATCATCATCGCCATCATCGTCATCAGAGAGATCAATCGATGGTAGTAGAGAATGTGTCGTTCCGATATTATCATTTAAACCCTTCTCTTCCTCATCTTCATCTTCTTCCTCATCATCATCCTCATCCTCATCCTCATCTTCGTCTTCGCGTTTATCTTTTACTACATCATTATCCTCATCGTCGTCGTCCTCATCCTCATCGTCATCATCACCAGTTTTACGCATATTCGCAGCCAATTCTAATACAGAGGAGGGATCCTTTTCATCATCAGTAAGTGGGAGGTCTTCTACTTCTGGCAAATCAAACGTTAATATTGATGACATAGTTATATTATTCAGTACTATTTTATCTCTAAATATTTATTTACTCCTACTTATTTTTTCAATTTTTCTCATCGGTTTTCCAAGTCTTATTGCAATGGCTGCATATATACATATATTTAAGATTGTCATGGTCATAACGAATGTAAATTATTTCCGTCGCACCCTTATGTTCATCCTGATTTGTATCGCATGACCCATTCGGACATACCATATTATAGATGCGAGGTAGTGTAGGGTCCAATTTTGTAAACTCATTGACAACATGACTAAATTGTTGTTGCGTCTTTTTCACGTGAGTATTGATAACGCAAACCCCCTCCTCGCTAATTGCTCGATCCTTATATTGGCAATTACGACAATAATAGATGAGCTTATTCGGATCCTCAGGATCAATACTGATATAATACATGTTCTCGCATTGTTCGCAGAATTTCATTTATACTAGTATAGATAAAATGTTTTATACTAATTTAACAAAAAGTTGTATATAATTCAATTTTTTGTGTGAGGCGTGGTTCATATTTATGTATGTGTGTGTGTGTGTGATGCGTGGTCCTTATTTATGTGTGTGTGTGTGTGTGATGCGTGGTTCAGGTTCTCAAAGTTAAGGTTCGAATTTGACCTCATTATGCAGCGAAAAATTGAATTTGCGTTAGCGTATTAGCTGCATCAGTAAATCAATTATAATTTCGGGAAAGGAGATAAAAGTATTTCCTTTATATATCTAACTAGGATGGAATCAGGGGGAACATTGATGGGAACATTTGCTAATTTCATAAGACAACATTTAAAACCAAAAAATGATACAACCGTTACCAATGCGGACGTTACCAATTTGCGAATTGGCAACTCCGATATGGCCATTTTCGGCGGCAATTATATCATCCCTGATTCTGAGTATCCCGAATTTTTGGGGCTCTATTACCGAGATATAATGGCAAAAGGGAAACCAGAGTATTTGGTGGAAAAGCAGAGGACGGATGGTTCAGGACCTATTTTGGTTGACATTGATTTCCGTCATGACTATGGGGTCACTGAGAAAGTGTATACTGCAGAACACGTAGACGATTTGATTCATGCTTATTTAGAAGAAATGAAGGAAATGTATCAATTGGACGGAGACACTCGATTTCCCATATACGTTTTCGAAAAGGCTGCGGTAAAACGGGTCGATAATGGCGCCGGCGATCAATATACAAAATCAGGAATCCATATTGTGATTGGAGTGAAGGCAGACGCAGTTACACAAATGATTCTTCGCGATAAGATGATTAAAACGGTCAGGGAGATGTGGAGTGATTTGCCCATTACGAACGATTGGACGGATGTCTTTGATGAGCGAATTAGCAACGGCAAAAACGGATGGCAGCTGTTCGGTTCGCAAAAGCCAGGATGTGATAAGTATGAGTTGTCGCGCATTTTCGATGTCACGTATTGTCCAGACGATGGCGAGTTTGAATATCCTACCATACCATTAGAAACATTTAACGTTAAAGAGAATTTGTATAAGATGTCGGCGCGATATCCCAATAATATTACCTTGTTCATGAAGTCTGATTTCTTGAGAAAGTATCAGGGAAGTAGGAGTGGTGCTTCTGGTGCTGGCACTATGCAGCAAAATAATTCATTGACCAATCATTTCGTTACTGCTATTGGAGGCAGTAGCAGTAGTAATATGCATATACAGCAAGATTTATCCAAAATTCGCAATGCCGCAGAACTAGAGTCCGCGGTCAACGAGTTTTTAGATAACGTGTTGCCGAGTGAATATGAATTGAGAGAAATGCACGAGGTTACCATGCTTCTACCTGAACAGTATTATCAATTTCGATATGCAGGAAAGACAACCTATGATAAATGGATTCGTGTTTGCTGGGCTCTTAAAAGCGCGAGCCCGAGACTCTTGATCACATGGCTAGCATTTTGTGCAAAAGCTGATCACTTTGATTACTCGACCATCCCGAAATTGTGTGAGACGTGGGAAAAACACGATCCGAGAAAAGAGGGCGGATTGACCAAATTGTCTCTCATGTTTTGGGCGCGAACAGATGCCAAGGAGGCGTATGAGGCGCTAAAAGAACATAGTCTCCGGCATTATGTAGATGAAACGATCTTCAGTAATTTCGGCGGAAGAACAAAAGCTGAAGAGGACAAAAGTGGATGCAGTGACTACGATTTGGCTCTCGTTTTATATCAGATGTTCAAAGACGAATTTGTGTGTGTCTCGGTTCGTGATAATATCTGGTATCACTATAAGGGTCATCGCTGGAGGATTGATGACAGTGGAACCACATTACGTCATGCCATTTCGGAGGAGTTACGCACTCTCTACAAAAGAAAACATATGGAGATAACGCCGACTCTTTCAGAAGGTGGCGATGGTGCCAGTGGAGCAGAAGGAGGCAGTAGTGCGTTCGAGAAGAGCATCGATAATTCGAAGCGTAACAGTGTTCATAAATGTTCGACTATTATTAATAAGCTCGGTCGCACCAATGATAAGAAGAATATTATGACGGAGGCCAAGGAGCTCTTCTATGATCCTACCTTTTTGGAAAAATTGGATACCAATCAATATCTGCTCTGTTTTAACAACGGCGTCATTGATTTCAGCACCAAGGAATTTCGAAAGGGTTTACCCGAAGATTGCATTTCGATGACGACTCGAATCAATTATACGCCGATTTCGCCTTTGCAACATCAAGGGACTGTAGACGAGATCAATCGGTTTATGTATGAACTGTTTCCAGAACAAGAGTTGCGCGATTACATGTGGGATCATTTGGCATCGACCTTGATCGGGACAAGTCGTGTGCAAACGTTCAATATGTATATTGGCGAGGGCAGCAATGGTAAATCGGTCTTGGTGAGTCTTATGGAACATGTGTTAGGCGAATACAAGGGCGAGTTGCCTCTCAACGTTGTCCTCGATCAACGTGGTAGAGTCGGTGGATTGACACCAGAGCTAGTGAAGCTTAAGGGTAAGAGATTGGCTGTCATGCAAGAACCACGTAAGGGCGATGTGATGAATGAGGGTATGATGAAAGAGCTTACTAGTGGTAAGGACCCGATCACATGTCGTGCGCCCTATATGTTGGAGATGATGAAATTTATTCCACAGTTCAAGCTCATTGTAACCTGTAATACGTTGCTGGGCGTAAAGGCGAACGATCATGGAACATGGCGTCGTATTCGCGCCGTGCCATTCAAGGCCCTCTTCACAAACGACCCGGTCGACAATGATCCCGCAAAACCATATCAGTTCCGTTTGATCCCGGATATCGATGAAAAGTTCGAGAGCTGGCGTGAGGTCTTCGCTGCCATGTTGGTGGAACGTGCATTCGAAACGGAGGGTAATGTGAAGGATTGCTCGATTGTTCTGGCGAAGAGCAATACTTACAGGGACAGTCAGAACATCCTTGCTGGATTCGTTCGAGAGAAGCTGCACAAGTGTGCCAGCGGGAAGATCAAGAAGCAGGAGTTGAAGCTGGAATTCTCTGCATGGTTCCAGGAGAACCATGGTGGAAAGGAGCCGAATATTAAGGAGTTGCACGAATATATGGATAAGGAGTATTCATATAATGGTAAATGCTGGATTGGCGTCGAGGTCAAGTATGACGAAGTTGCAGATGATCTCCAAAACGACATGCATTTTGACGAATAAAATTGAACTTACAATATCGCTTTTTTTTAGTAAAAAAATAGGTGCCATCATCGGATTGTGGACTACTTCTTCCTTATTTATCGGTGAAGCAGTTGAGATAAAAATCCAGGATATATTCGCTAAATTTGTCCAGAAAAGATTCAGAGGATGCATTAAAAAGGCGGAACTTAAGATGGAATTCATGATATTTATCAATGAAAACTATGGTGTAACAACGAAACAAGTAAATATAGAAGCATTAATCGTCAATTATATGAATAAGGTCTATCCATATAATGGAAGAAGGTGGCTAGGCGTCGAACTAATATATTAGCCTGGTCTATCTGCTGGCGCTCCTAGTAGGTGTCTGGTGACAACAAGAGATTGTATATTATTATATCTTTGTATATATATATATATATAGTATATATAATGAATTTCTTTACACGTTATGATATTTTAGGAGAAAAATGCAAGGTTAATAAGGACATTGATGAGGTAAAAAACATAAAAATCGGTGAGGGTGATATTACCAAAGTTGCGAAATGTGTTGGGTATTACATTGACAAAGGGTATGGTCCATATGCACGTCATAAAACTTTAGGAAAGTGGAAATATCTTACATCAGAAGAGGAAATGCAATGGAGAGACAAAAAACAAGTTATAGGTGGTGGTGGTAAGAAAAAAGAAAAATGTCAAACAAAATCAAAACCGAAAAAAAATCGAAACCGAAAAACCAAACAAAACACACAAAAAGGGTTTCCGACATTACACTTATAATTGACAGGTTCATCTTTCTCTTTTTATTCGATACAAGTTTGTATCGAATAATACACTTTTTTTCTACGTTTTCACCTTTTCTTTTTCATACGTTTGATTCATTATCAATGTTATTAAGTAGGAGAATGAAAAATACAAGAAGGATTCGATATAATAAATGATGTGTGGGTATACAAAGAGGGCTAGGATCACCACTATTTTCCCCAATAAAGTGAGCGAATTTGTGGCGTAGATAAAATAAAGGGATATTACGAATAAAAAATAGTAGACCAAAAATATGTATCGATTCCACTTCTCATATGAATCTATACTCTGTGAAATATAGTAATTCTTTTGATCCTCAGTATTGTAGGTTACCGTATTTTTTTCGATATTTCGGGAAAGTGTATTATTTTGGTGTGTAATCTTTTTGTATAACTCTTGTTTATCATGCAGCGATTTAGTAATTGCTTTGTCAGCAACACTTCTTAAGCCTCCTTGGTTAGCTGTAACGTTTCTTTTGTTGCTTCCAATATTTTGTAACCCTTCTGCAATCGCTACCTCTTTTCTTATGGCGCCAGTAACCTTATTTATTTCAGATTCTAATTTCACATTATCGCTGCGTAGCGGTATCACATTACTCGTTAGCTTACTAACTTGTTTCGATAACTCTCTTTCTTGTTGCCTTGCTAACAATAGCTGAGTGAACCAGTTACCTTTTGGTGGTTGTCCACTCACACACACACCCTGGTAATTGTTCAAACTTGTTGGACATTTTCCAGAATTCGTTGCTAAATATTTTCCATTTATACATTCATATACCTGTTTGGTAACCGGATCCTTCCAGCTATCGCCGTTACATGGTCTCGGTGGTGGTGGTGGCGGTGGCGGTCTCTTTGGTT